CAGGCCTGATCGCGACCAGGCACGCAATCCCACGGCATCTCGAAGATGATGGGCTGCGACCCTTCCCATCCGTTGATCCCGTGAACCATGTCCCAGAAGTCTGTACTCACCTCGATGTTGTGTGTCGAGATAGCGACGCGGTGGTTCGTCGTTTCCGAGAGCTGTCCCCAGATCGACGCACCATCCGCGAGACGGGCAAACTCATCGAGGCTGTACTTCGTCGCACGACCACCAACACCAACGCCCTTGGTGGTGGCCTCACCGATGATGGCCGATCCCGTCACCGGATTTCGGATCGCCAGGTGTGTTCGATGGATGGAATTGCTGGCATATCCCTCCGGCAACAGCCAGAAGGGGAGGCGATCCAGGACATAGTCGAACTTCCACATCCACGAGTCCGAGTTCCCGCGGTCGTCCACCATCTTCTCGGTGCGGGAGACGAGGCGCCCCTGGAACGATCGGGTGAAGAGCCAGCGCCAGATATGGTCGATCGCATCACACCACGTCGCGCCCACACCGCGCGCCTTCGGGATGGCGACCGATGCGAGCGGACCCTTCGGGCGCCGCATCGCAGCATCCATCGCGATAAGCAGTTCCACCTGCCGCGGAAAGAGGAAGAAGGGGACCATCGTCGAGTCGTCATCAGCACGCGGCTCGTAGATCCACCCAAACGTGATGGCGAAATACGCCGTGCCCAGCCCATACGGCTGCTTGCACAGCGCAGTCTGGATACGTCGCGCGTCAGCATTCCGAGCACAGGTGTCGATCACCTTCTGCCGATGCTTCAGCATCTCCACGCACCAGGCCTCCCAGGCCTCATGATCCCGCGGCATCGGCGCAGGAAGACCAGGAATGGTGATATGCGTTTCCGTCAGGATGCCGTCAGGCATGTCCCCATAAAGCACGTCGTCTGTCATGCCTTGAGGGTGCCGCGGTGGGGGTAGGGTCAGACAGCGACTTGCCACGAGAGCAAGACGTGACATAACGGCCAGGGGCACATGTACACTGCACATCGTTCTCCGCCCACGGGACCTGAAATCCCGGCGGTGCGGAGTCCTCGCCCTTGTAGCTCAGCAGCAGAGCGCCCGCCTCGTAAGCGGAAGTGCGTAGGTGCAAGTCCTACCAGGGGCTCAGTGAGCTAGGGGTGGAAAGCAGCTCGAATGACCTCCGACTCGGTGCGACGCCGAGTGTGCCACTCTGACCGATCGGTAAGGTGCCTGCCTTCCAAGCAGTGAAGGGGAGTTCGATTCTCCCGAGTGGCTCCGCGGTGTAGCTCAGTTGGAAGAGCACTGGACTCATAATCCAGCCGGCACGGGTTCGAGTCCCGTCACCGCCACCGGGTCTCAAGTCACCCTTTCCTCGTGGTCAAGCCGCGGAGGCCAACCAGGGTGGTTCGCCATACTTAGCGCAGCACAGGGAGCTAAGTCCTCCCACCTCATAGCTGCCTACGGCGAGAAGCCACCCATGCCCCGGTTGATGCGGCGAACACCCGGTCAGGTTCCGGCATGTGTGATGACTTGAAAAGCCCACCGTCATAAGGCTTTTGCACCGCTGCCGGGAACAATCCAGATTACGAACGCCGCCGCTGGACCCTGTTCAAGCGGCGTTCTTCATAAAAACGGCTCTGGGGTGCGAGTCCCCGAAGGGGGGAGGGTCAAGGGGTCTGTCCTTCTTCCACTCACCGCGGGATGCGACATTTCCTGTCAAACTCGGAACTCCTTCAACACTACATATCCCAGAGCAATACCACACTCTCTCCACCCGACGCCATTCCTCCCTCCGCGTCTCCATTTCCCAAACCACAGATCAGAAAAGACAGGGGGGTGACCGTCTCTCCCACGACGATGGGATGAGTCACTCACCTCTGCTTTTCTTGTTTTTCCTTCGTGCTGTTTCTTCATTTCCCACGCTCAGCGAGGAGAGGCTCATGGGATATGTGGTCCCATCAGCCACCTCCTCCGTTTTGATCTCCACCCCCTCATCAATCTCCTGTTCTGATTCCTCCACTTTCTCATGATGTGTCGTTCGGGATGACACGGGTCCCGGACTCCCGCTCGCTCACCCAGCCAGTCGCTCGTAATGTCCTGGGAGGGGTGAGACGTGTGTTGTTCGTGGAAGAGGTGAGGGGGAAGGCGGAGGCAGGGCGAGGCCCGACCCCCTGACCCTCAGTACCAGAGAGAAGGAGGAAGGAAGCGTGAGTGCAGCGAAGCAGCGGCGAGGCAGTGAGTGGTGGAAGGAGAGAGGGATGAAGGGAGAGGAGCAGCAGATGAAGCAATGGTGGAAGGAGAGAAGAGTGGAGGAGAAGCAAGAGAGAGCAGAGGTGAGTGAGGAGAAGGAGGAGCGAGGCGAAGCAAGGAGAGTGCCCGAGGGTTGGGTGCCACCGAGCTGGTGGCAACAGCACCTCATGTACCCAGCGCTACGCAAGGCGAGCCAGGAGTGAGAGACGGGGGGAAGCACTGCTTCCCCCATCTCCCTATCGGCGTTGCGAGTGCTCTTGCTCGCGGTCGCATGTCTGTAGGAGGACACACCAATGGTTACCACCACGCTCCAGGCCATCCGGTTCAACAGCCGCTCGCCGCGGTCGGTGGCCCATCTCTCGACGTTCTCGCACGCGCCCTTCACGCTTCGGCTGAAGGTGGGAACGTTCCGCTTCCGCAACGCTGAGGCAGCCTACCAACTGCTCAAGGCCGAGCACATCACGCGCGAGCTCGCACTGCACTTCAGCCAGCTAGAGCCAGGGCGAGCCGCGTACGAAGGCAAGCGTCTCCGCATTCGCAAGGACTGGAGCACCAAGCGCTACGAAGCGATGGCCTACGTCCTCGCGGCCAAGTACGAGCAGAACCCCTGGCTGGTCAAGCTCCTCCTTGAGACCGGTGACACGGAGCTCGAACATCTCGCTCCGTGGGACACGCACTGGGGCGTCGATCAGCAGGGGCGTGGCGAGAACTGGCTCGGCCGCATGCTCATGATCGCCCGCGAGCACTTCCGAGAGCAGGCGTAAAGGAACGGGGGAGGCGTTGCCTCCCCCGTTCACCCTATCGGCGTTGCGCACGCTCTTGTGCGGCCAGTTATCTCAGGAGGACACCATGTACCAGGCACTCGTTGCGGCCCTTCGCGAGGTCCAGCACCTCAATCGCGAGCTCGACTTCATCGCCGATCATCCCGAGATCAGCGACGAGGAGTACGACCGCGTCCAGGACGAACTCGCACTCGCCGAAGCCCGCGTAGACGAGCTGACCCACCAGGTCACGCCACGTCAATACGCAGACGCCCTCGACGAGATCTACGACACCCTGGAAATCGAAGAGCTCGCCATCGAGGAGCTCTAGGAACGAGAGAGGGAGGGGCTGCCACCCCTCCCATCTCCCTATCGGCGTTGCGGCCGCTCTTGACCGCCTCGCCCAGGGCATACGCCCATGTGTCTGTAGGAGGACACCATGAACCATACCACGCTCTACGCCTACCATCTCGCCGCGGCCAAGGCCGCCACAGAACGCGCTGCGATGACCGCATACGCGAACCTGGAAGGAGCTCTCAACCGCATCACCAACCAGCACTGGATCAACGCCGCCGACCACCACAGTCGCCAGATCGCCGAGATCCTCAGCGATGAGCTCTACGAAGTCGCCAACGCCTACGACAGTCAGTGCTATCGCTTCTATCTGGCCGAACACCAGGTACGCCAGCTCACCGTTCACCACCCCATGCCTGCCGAGCTCATCTACACCGAGGAGACCGCGCAGCACTTCAGCGACGACAACGTTCCGTTCTAGCCACACCGAGGGGCGCAAAACGCCCCTCTCACCCCACACGAAAGGACATCACACATGCAAGGAGTACATGTCGGCCACGTCAAGCACGACCGTGGCATCTACATCGGTCGTGCGATGCCCGGCCGTCAGGGTTCCGTACTCGGCAACCCGTTCAATCTCAAGCGCTACACGCTTGAGGAGTCACTCGCACGGTATCGGCGCTGGCTCTGGGATACACCCGAGGCACTCGAAGCGCTTCCAACGCTCCGAGGCCAGACCGTCGTCTGCTGGTGTCGTACGCTGAGCGGAGCAGGCCACGCATGTCACGGAGACGTGATCAACGCGGCCCTGGAGAAGCTCAGTGACGACCAGATCCGCGCACGAGCGGCTGCATTACGCAGCCGCTAGACTCTCGCCCCGAAAGGAGACCCCGTGCCACCCATCGACATCCGAACTTACGACATCTCGCTCGAATACGGTGTCGTCATCCGTGTCCGTAGCTGGCGTGATCGTAACATCGTCACCCGCTTCACCGTCCAGCTGGAGTTCTATGACTCCAGCCAGGACAAATGGCTCCCCGTCGTCCGCTACGATACCGCCCACGGCGAGGCACACGTTGACTACATCAACCCCCAAGGGAGACAATACAACAAGGTGTGGCTCAACCTGCGGTATCCCTACAACGTCGCGATGAAGAACGCGATCGACACCCTCAAGCTGAACTACGCAGTCCACATCGCACGCTTCAAGGAGCAGCAGCATGGCTAGCACATACGATCCCACCATCATCCTGCTGAGTGATCCCGACCTCATGTTCACCGAGGACCTGATCGACATGGCCGACCCGATCCCCGAGATGAACGCGCGACCGGGATACACCCCCACACTCAAGATCTACGCACGCGGCGAGGGACCAGCCATCCACGGCGGTCAGCCCGACTTCACCACCGACCGCACTGATGTCTACATCATCGGTTGGCGAGAGGACATGATCGTCGAAGACTAACCCCGACCCGTCAGCTGACGCTGCATCTCCAGCAGCTTCTGCACCCCATCCGGATTCGACGCCAGCTCCTCCAGCTCCGCGTCACCCAGATCGTCCTGCACCCCCTTCGTGAGCGCGGAGCCGGCCACCAGCGCCGTAATCCCATTGAACTGCCGAAGCAGTTCCTTCGCGCTCTCCACCCGCGCCATCGGCGCCACATCCTCATCGTCACGGATACGAGCCAGCACTTCCAGGCTCTTCACGCCTTGCGCAACCGCCGCCACCGCGGCCATCTGCGCAAGGCCTTCCGTGCTCTCAATATCGGCCGCTCGCACCCGAGCCTGCCACTGATACCGCTTATTCCAGGACAGAATCGTCCCATGCGGAATCCCCAGCAGATCAGCAGTCCGACGGAGACTCCGCGCCCCCGTCGAGATATACGCGCGATACGCATCCTCCGGCGTAATCGCGTTCCCGTGTGAAGGGATGAACACCTCCTGGTCCATCACCTCCACCACCTGAGCGTTTCCAATCATCCGCTCACCTCCTTCACCACCCAGATTCGCATACACCCGTATGCACCGCCCATTTCATGACAGGAGCACATTTATGCACCCTTCGACCTACGCAATACGTGGTCCCCCGAACGGGGGATTTCCGCTCCGCGGAACAACCGATTTCGTTCTCAAACAGATCGAGCCGGCGAGTGCGTCAACACTCCCGGCTCATGGCACTTCCTGCGAGAAAGGCACATCTATCATGGCTCTTGCTACCCCAGTTGTCAAGCGTGATTATCGTCCCGAGATCTCCAAGCGACGCACCAGCCCCGAGCAGAAGCCCTACTACTCGCCAGAGGATGTCGTCAAGCGCATCTTCTTTGCCATAAACGACTATTCCACCAACCAGAGCGATCACAACTACGTCAAATGCCTCCATGCCATCGAGTACGCCCGCTCATGGTACGGCGACGATCGCGCCCGTCAGCTCTACCTTGCCGCCCAGAAGCGCGTCGATCAGTACCGCGCCACCCGCGGCATGGAGCGCTACGTCCTCCCCAAGCTCTCCGACCTCAAGGCCAAGCACCTCGGACCCGAGCGCGCTCCCTACATCGAGATGAACTGGGAGGGTTTCCACACCATCGCCGACGACGCCGAGCGCATGACCTGGCTCGATCCCTTCCACTACGACGTTGGCAGCAAGGGCAACTACACCGTTCGTCAGCGCCGCAAGGCCGTCTTCCAGGCCCACCGCTTCGCACCCGCCATCGACTACATCGACGTCGAAGTCGAAGCCAACCATGACGACACCGGCAACCTCCGCGCCTGGCAGGAATGGGAGGAAGAAGGAGATCGCAACGTCCGCGGCTACCGCGAGCTCGCCTACGAGCTCCAGACCTACCACGCCCTCATCTGGCACTTCCGCCGCCACCGCGACGACTACATCGCCGAGGACATCGAACCAACCATCAACGCCCTCAAGGCCTACTCCCACTACGTCTACTGGAAGGTTGCTCACGACCTCCCCGAGAAGCCCGACTTCAGCGAGTTCGAGTGGGTCGCCCGCGGCTGGATCGCCAACAACACCAACGACACCCTCCACGACGACCCAAGCGAGCGCGGCAACAGCAACCGCGACATCCTCGACATCACCGCATTCGATCAGACCGAGCTCGTCGCCGTCGATGCCGAAGGCAACCGTATCGCCACCACCCGCGAGCCATTTCATCCCATCGGCTGGGACCTGAACTTCCGCGGACGCGCCCGCCAGCACGGCCCACGCTTCCTCGATAAGGTCACCGCCGCATCACCCGACGACGCCATCAAGCACGGCCTCCGGATGCGACTGGAAGCCCCACTCGATGTCTTCTTCAGCATCTTCCGCACACGAAAGGAGCAGCAGGGCGAACTCACCTTCAGCATCACCCACCTCTTCGCCGTCGCCTTCGAGGGCAAGGATCTCCTCCAGCTCGACTACGAGCACACCGAAGGCACCATGCAAGGCCTCATCTTCAAGGCCTTCGCACTCGCGTACTGGCACGACGAGCTCTCCGGCTCGCACTACATGGAGGAAGTCGAATCCTACCTCGCCGAGACCTGCGGCCTGCGAACCCTCGCTCGCAAGGCTCGACGCATCATCAAGCTCCAAGCACGCGCCACCCCCACCGCGCGAGACCACCAGGTCATGCAGAGCTACTACCAGGGGAACTAATCGTCAGGGGAGCTGGGCCGCAAGGCTCAGCTCCCCCCTTTTTTGGCTCTTGTTCGTGAAACCCGCGCGCCCCGCGCCAGTCCACAGCACCCCACCTCACACCCACAAGGAGGCCCCATGACTCACCACGACACCATCAACGGCATCCCCGGTCCCGACCTCCGAGTCATCAACGAAGGCGACCTCGGATGGTGGATCTACAGCAGCACCTACGGCCACATCGGAGACCCCTACGACACCAGAAAGGACGCCATCGCCGAACGAGATCGACTCCTAACCATGACCAAGACCGAACGCACCCAACACCTCATCGCACACGCACACAAGGAGGACCTCTCCTAATGCAGAACTGGATCGTTGACCAAGGCGACATCCGCCCCTACAGCCCCGACGCCCTCCCGCGCGACGCCAACGGCCACATCCTCGCCGACACCTACGGCGACGACTGGATCGTCGTCGCCGGCGACACCGAAGCCGCTGCCCGCTACAACGCCTATCTCTACAACAACAACCGTCACCCAGCCCAAGTCGAAATGCAGCTCTTCGCACGCCTCTTCAAGAAGGGCGTCTTCGCCCTCCCCATCGACCCCGATTAGCGCTGCCCATACTTGAAGGAGATCACCGGGTTCGGGGAGGCCCAACTCCCCGAAAACCCTTACCGCTCCGCGGAATTTACGAAGAAAGGAGGCCTCAGCACCACACCCCATCGCCCCGTTCCCAGCCCACGGAACGCGACAAAAGCTGACAAACAGGAGTCACCCATGACCACATTCCGCGACCTCATCATCGACCGCTATACCGAAACCCCCGACGACTACCCCACCCGCATCTACCTCGAAGACGTCGTCAACTACGGCTGTGCCAACGGAACCGGCCCCATCTATACCGCCGAGCTCAACAGGATCTACGACGACCACGAAGACGAGATCCTCGACATCATCCAGGAATACACCGGCGAGAACCCCTTTGAGTTCATCGCCGACACCACCAACCCCATCCACAACCTCGACGACCTCCGCGGCCGCCTCGTCTGGCTCGCCTGGGAGCTCGAAGCCAACAACATCCTCGACGATCCAGATCAGGAGTTCCAGGAAGACCAGCCAGACGAGTCCGAGGAAGACAACGACGAGTGAAAGCCAACATCTACCGCGAACACGCCCGTCATCGCGCGAAGCAGCGGTATGGCCTCACCCTCACCGGGAAGGATCTGGGTGCCCTCGCCGCCCAGATCCGCGCCCAACGCGCCCGATTCCTCGCCAAACATTCCAACACCCGCTCCGAGTGGATCGTCACCCACCACGGACAACCGCTTCGCGTCATCTACAGCAGCTCAACCAAATCCATCGTCACCGTCCTACCGAGAGAGGAGTCACCCACATGACGATCAACACCGAGTTCATCCGTAACACCTGGATTCCCGCCCTCCGCTCCGGCAAGTACAAGCAGTCATCAGGCTTCCTCCGCGACAGAAACAACTACTACTGCTGCCTCGGCGTCGCCTGCCAGCTCGCCGTCCAGGAAGGCGTACTCAACGAACCCGAGATCGACGCCGACCACAACGCCTACGGCTACGGAGCATCCCTCAACATCAGCACCCTCCCCTACGCAATGACCGCGTTCCTCGGCGGTGTCAGCAGCCTCGGCAACATCCGCATCCCCGACCTTGAGGGAAACAACTACCAAGTGGTCGTATCCCTCAGCCAGCTCAACGACCACTTCGGCTACAGCTTCAACGACATCGCCGACGTTCTGGAAAAGATCATCGACCCCAACGAGCCCGACTACGAGTTCGTTGGGGTCTAGGAGTCCGCCCCATGATCCACATGAACATCGCACGCATCAATGCAGACAAGGGGCACGTCTTCGATAGCTTCACCGAGACGTTCGCCAGCCGAGAAGAGATTCCGACCTTTAGACAGCTCCAACGCGAGCTCGGCCGCTGCATCAGCGCCGTCTACATCGACGACCCCGACGGCACCCCACGCAAGATCGGCTGGTGCTTCCAGAAGCGCCAGCAATACAGCGACCCCGTCTACAAGATGAGACAAAACGCCTACCGCTACAACACCTACCTCGAAGAAACCTGGGTTTCGTTCTACGACGTCACCACCGAACCACTGGAGGTCACCGCATGAACATCCCGCTCATCCCCTGCCCACACTGCACCGAGAACCTCGCCAATAACAACCTCCTCAATTACGAGAAGACCATCACCCTCATCACCTTCACCCCTCACGGCATCGAACACGGAGATGAATACATCGACGAATGGCTCGGCTACCGGTGCAACGCCTGCATGAACCCCATCACCGACAGCCGCACCCTCGACCTCATCTGGGAAGTCGAATTCGGCTGGCACGAAGACGAAGAAACCGACCCCGACCGCTTCACCACCGTCTAGGAGAACTCAATGAACATCACCCTTACCAAGATCGACATCGACGACTTCCAGCAACTCAAGGCCCTTGTCGGCATCACCAACCAGCTCGAAGCCCTCACCCACGAATCCCGCCACATCCGTGAGGCCATCAAGAACCTCGAAAACGCCCAGGACAGCCTCGCCCAGCACCTCGGCCACCGCATGCTCCTCGCCCTCGATGCCGCCGAGCTCAAGCGCCTCGAAGGAGCAGGATTGTGACCCACCACTGGCTGATCGAGATCTACGTCCCCGGCTGTCTGCCCGATTACCAATCTCTGCACATCACGAAAGGAGACGCCCTCAAAGAACTGCGCGACCTCAAACACGAGTTTCAAGACAGCGGTCGCACCGTCTCCGGACGCCTATCAGACGGATTGCTCCTTGTCGATCCGAACGTACGCGTTTCCCTCACCCGCGTCGATGAACCCATGCTCGATCTCGACCTGTCTACGTAGTGCTCACTCAATGCGTTCGTAAAGGTAGAACACATGTTCTTATCAGGATCATCATCCCGACCGCCGCCGCTCAGCTACCGGCCAAGCAAGCGTGACCACCACGACTTGCGCGGCTCACTGACGGAGGCCTCCAACAACAGCCTATCGTCGCGCCGCTGCAACAGAAAGCGCAGTTCGCGTGCCGCGTTCTGCGCCTCGAACATCTGCTGCCGCAGCATATCTCGTTCACCCATCACCTGATCCAGAAGTCGTTCCAGCCCTTCAATCCGCGCTTCCAGCACGGCCAGTTGGACTTCCTGATCAGATACCGGAGAGGAGGACCCCATGTAATCCGCATCATCTGAAGCTGCCACATCCCCGTCATCCAGGTGCGTGAACCCACCTATCCCGACAGATTGAGGCTCATCGCTTGTTCCATCCCGAGGAGCATCAGGATCGTCGGGGATGTCCAGCTCCAGCATCCAGATCTTCCGATCCCCATAGTCCACCTGTTCCGCACTCAACACCCGTGCGTCCGTCCACTTGCCGGATTTCGCCCAACGTAAGGCCGTATCTCGACTGACGCCCAGCAGTTCCGCGGCTTTTACCGTTGTCACTTTCATGCCTGCCCCCCGCCGTATTCGGCCGAATACAGGCAGTATAGCCAAGGAGTCACCCATGAAGTCCGTCAGCTATTACGACCAGGCCAACGAAGGGACCCTCGTCCTCGACCAACGAGGCGACGGCCGAATCGCCGTTGAAGTCTGGGTCCCCGGAGCCAAGGCCGTCATCGCTATCGAAGAAGATCAACTCACCCGCCTTATCAGCCAGATCACCACCCCTGCCCAGGACACCATCCTCAACCGGCTCCTCACCCAGCGCCGATCCATCGAGACCAAGATCGACAGCCTCAAAGCCATCGCCACCGACTTCAAGATCCCGACCTACGACTGGGAGTTCGCCGGCCCGCTCGGCCGCTCCCTCAACGACGCCATCGCCAACATCGACACCCGCATCCTTCAGCACATCCTCACCACCCACAAGGAGCAGACCCATGACGCTCGCTGATCTCTCGCCACATCTCCAGCAGCTCTACCTCTCCTGGAAGCGCATCCAGCGCAACATCGACGAAGCCGAAGCCCGTACCCTCACCATCCCGAAGGACGAAGCCGAACAGTTCCGCCTCGCTATCGAGCACATCCTCGACATGAAGCAGGATCGCCGCATCATCGCCGACACCTTCATGATCCGTTTCCACGAGCAGCAGGAAGCCTCCGTTGCCCGCGCCGTCGATTGACGAACTCACCGAGGCGCTATGACCCACATCCTGCACCCTCCATTCGTCAGCGCCCACGACCGCGTCTACGCCACCATCGTGGGCTCACGCAACGGACACCCCACCACCATCGCCATCATCTGCAACCCACAGGAAAGGAGCACCCCACACTGGACCACCCGACAAGAAACCGCGCTTCGCCGCTGGGCCGAACATCAAACCCAGCTCTACGAACACCTCGGCTACCACACCTGCCGCCTCATCGAGGAGACCCATGACCGACCCACAGATCCCTTCCTTCTGGACCCGCGTCCAGCAAGTGCAGCAAACGCTCAACGCCCCGAAAGACCTCTGGAATGACTTCTCTAAGTTCAAGTACCGCTCCAACGAAGCCATCCTCGAAAAGGTGAAGCCACTGCTGGCCACCAACCAGCTCGTCCTCATCCAATCCGACCATCTCGTCAACATCGGAGGTGAGAACTACATCGAGGCCATCGCCACACTCCACGACGAACTCAGCGACCTGAGCGTCCAGGCGACCGCCTACGCCCGCGAACCCAAGGAAAAGAAGGGCATGGACGCCGCGCAGATCAGCGGAGCCGCATCCAGCTACGCCCGCAAATACGCGCTGAACGGACTCTTCCTTATCGACGACTCGAAAGATAGTGACGACCCATCCCACTACATTGCCGAACCGGTTGCCCAAGCCGCCATCCAGGGAAGCAAGGCCCCCGCGCCCGCTCGCCCGAAACCGGCTCCGAAATCCCCTCCGGCCCGACCGGCAGGACCTCCACCAGCTCGACCCGCGGCCCCCGCACGACCGGCAGGACCTCCAACCCGACGACCATCAGGCATGCCCGGACCCGCGGCCAGCGAGAGCCAGAAGAACTACATCATCGGACTCGCCAAGCAGGCCGGGTTCGTGAAGGAGGACGGCCACCACGACCGCGAAGCCCTCGACGTCTGGCTCGAAGGGCTGGAACTCGCACCCGTTGACCGGCTCACCAGCGAGCAAGCCAAAACCGCCATCGACGAGCTCCAGAAGTTCGCCGACGGCGAGAACGACGCATAGCAAAGGGGAGGATGGTGCACCATCCTCCCCCCAACCGAAATAGAGGCCCAACTCTATCTCTCGCCAGGCGAGTCACCCAAGACTCCCGACGTTGGCCCAGTATGACAGAAAGGCACAATCATGGCTGACTTCAATCGCATCGCCATCACCGGCCGCCTCGGCTCCGACCCCGAGGTCCGCTACCTTCCCTCCGGAACCCAGGTCGTCTCCTTCCGCGTCGCCAACAACCGCTACCGTAAGAACGGCCAGGACCAGGAAGCCCGCTGGTACAAGGTCTCCATCTTCGGCAAGCTCGCCGAAATCGCATCCGATCTCCACCAGAACGGCTCGCTCAGCCGCGGCACCCAGGTCCTCGTCGGCGGCGAACAGGATATCGAAGAGTGGACCGGCAAGGACGGCACACTCCGCTACACCCTCACCATCAACGCCAACGATCTCCAGGTCTTCGGCGCCCGTACCCAGCAGGAACAGGCCACAGAGGACGACGATCCGTGGATCTGGCAGCAGGACAAAAATGGCTGGGTCCACCGTGACACCGGCGAGTTCCAGCCATACGACGGTTCGTTCTAAACGTACCGCGTGCTATGATGCTTCCAACGTAAAAGCCGAGGCCCCGGTCCTTTTGTTTGGCGACAAAACCGGGGCCTCTAGAAAAAGGTCTTGAGATGTTGGCATCAGCATATCAGGGGACCTCCGCGGAGCGCAACCCCAAAGCCCCCATCAACGTGCAAACCGTGTTCGTACGGACACCGACCATCGCCCGCGAGCTCATCGCCGAGCAGGACGTGACCGACCTTCCACGGTCCGCGCTCAAAGTCATCCACGAAGACCTGTGCGCCTTTGCCAATCAGGACGGCTACAGCTGGCCCAGCATCAGCACGCTCGCCAAAATGAACGACATGGCCGAGAAAACCGTGCGCCGCGCCATCGCCGCGCTCGAACAGCTCGGCATCATCGTCATGTCACAACCCGCCAACCCGAAACTCAATCGCCCAACCGTCTGGTTCATGCCCTACCACGCCACCCAGCAGGCCGCCGGAAAAGGCCATTTGCACATCCTACCCCCCGTGCCCACGGATACCAGGGTCGCCGACACCCCCCGTGCTGAGGGACACCAGGGTGGGAGCCAGGGAACGGAGACCCCCGTGCCCACGGATACCAGGCCCCCGTGCCAGGGGGCACCCGAACTAGAGAGTAAGAATGAAAAAAAGAGAGAGAACGCGCATGCGCGCGTTTCATCTCTGAATCCTGATGACTTCATTGCCGCGGGGGTGGATGTTCCACGATTCGACCGCATCCACCTCCCCGACGACGACACCAGCCGCCGGATCGTCCTCTCCGATCCGCGGACCGAGGAGGTCAGCCCAGGCATCTATCGCCACCCACTCGCGGACGGGGACTCCACCGATCCCACCTGGTGGCGCATGACCTACCAGGACATCAGCAACGAGATCTACTTCCCGAAGGACGAGCGACACCTCGCCATCCTCGAACACACCGCCTGCGCAGCAACCTGGCAGCTCATTGAGCGCCTCCATCACGTACCAGCCAGCCCGCCGAACCGGATGCCCACGGATGTCAAATACTTCCGCCGGTTCCCCGAGCTCACCGAGGAGGCCAAAAAGCTCCTCATGGGACCCGACGACTTCGACCGCGTCATGACCAAGTTCATGGCCCACATCCCGTACCAGCACCTTCGCGGTCAGGAAATCATCAGCAAGGCACGCGCCTGGCTCGCCAACGAAAACTTCCAGCCCAAACCAGGGAAGTGGCGTCCACGCAACGATCGTGTCCTCAACGAGGCCTATAGGATTTACATAACCACTCAGTGAGTCACCCATGACACGACAAGAGTTCGCCGATGTCGGCATCCAAATCCCAGCGGATGCCCACCCTGACCCACAGGGGAACATCCGCATCATCTGCCCCGTCTGCACACCCATGCGCAAGCCGGAGCACCAACGCGAGAAAGACCTCTCCGTCAACATCTACCGCGGCACCTGGTACTGCCATCACGTTGGCTGCGACTTCCACGGAGGCCTCGCCGGCTGGCCCGGAGGACCCCTGGAGCCGCGTACGGACGCATCCCTGATCCACACGCCACGCAGTGCCCGTGAGCGCGTCTGGAGCCCGCCCAGGCCCCTTCCGCCGCGCACCGCGCCCAGCATCTGGGAGCAGGCGATGGACTACCTTGCCAAGCGCGGCATCAGCGAAGACACCGCCAAAGCCATGCGCCTCACCGCGTCCATCGAATGGTGCGGCGTCTGCCAGCAAAAGACGCTCCACATCCTCTATCCGTACTACGTCAACGGCCGCCACACCAACACCAAGCACCGTTGCGTCCACAAGCACTTCCGCATGGAAGCCGGCGCCGAACTCTCGCTCTACAACATCGACGCCATCAGAGGGGAGGAGACCTTCATCGTCGTCGAAGGTGAGCAGGATGTCCTCGCCCTCATCGAAGCCGGCCACACCAACGTCGTCAGCGTGCCAAACGGCACCACCATGAAAGCGCAAGGAGCCCTCGACTACCTCAACACCGCCGAGGACCTCATCTTTGCCGCCAAACGCATCATCCTCGCCACCGACGCCGACCAGCCGGGGCAGGAGTTGATGTACGAATTCGCCCGTCGATTCGGGATGGAACGATGCTCCCGCGTCGTCTGGCCAATGGGCCTCAAGGACGCCAACGATGCCCTCACCGAGGTCGGAAAAGACTTCCTCTACGACCTCATCCTGCGCGCCGAGCCCTTCCCAATCCCCGGCATCACCACCGGCGAAGACCTCACCCCCGACATGGAGAACATGTATCAGTTCGGCCTCTCCAACGGGTACAAACTCGGCTACCGCAACCTCGACCCGCTCTTCCGCGTCGAACCCGGCCAACTCACCGTCGTCGTCGGCATCCCAGGACACGGCAAGTCCAGCGTCATCGACAACTTCATCCTGCGCGAAGCTGAAACCTACGACTGGAACATCGGCATCTTCTCCCCCGAGCAGATGCCCCTCAGCCGCCACCAGAAGGCCCTCATCGAGATCCGCGCCGGCAAGCCATTCCTGCCCAACTACAACGGCCGCATGAGCTACGAGGAGTTCAAGGAGCATCACGCCTTCATCAGCGACCACATCAGCTACATCGACCCCGACAACGACGATTTCTCGGTCGATAACATCCTCGCCCTCGCCGCCAAGGAAGTCTTCCGCCGGGGTATCCGCGATCTCGTCCTCGATCCCTGGAACGAATACGACCACAAGACCGCCAGCGGCGAGACCAAGAACGACTACGTCGCACGCATCCTCGGCAAGATCCGTCGCTGGGCCCGCAATCACAACTGCCACGTCTGGCAGATCGTCCACCCGCGCAAGCAAGGTATCGACCCCGAGACCGGAAAGGAACGCATCCCCGAGCTCGAAGATGCCCTCGACAGCTCCGCCTTCCGCGCCAAGGCCGATAACGGTCTCACCGTATGGCGCGACATCACCGAGGAAGACGACCGCTTCCTCGTTCGTGTCACCAAAGTCCGTTGGAAAGAACTCGGCCGCCGCGGCGATGCCTGGTTCCACTTCGACCTCGCGTCTGGCCGTATCAAGCCCGCATAACGACAAAACCTGCCAAACACCACGATCCATCTGATCCCGCAAAACCCCCACCACCACGGGGGTTTTGCCATACCCTGAACCGGAGGTCGGGCCAGTTGCCCCACGCGCCACCGCCTAGTCTTTTCTCCAGCGATACCCAGTCGCGCTGTCATAGACACGGAGAAACGACATGCGAGTCACCCAGAACCGATCCGCCTATCTTCGTACCTACCATCGCTCATACCGACGCCGCGACCGCGCTGCACGGGCTGCGCAGCGCAAAGAGGACGCCCACATTGCCCTCGCCCTCCTCACCAACCTCCGCCAGCGCTACTCGCTGACGGACATCTCACGTGCATCCGGCATCTCCGTCCGGACCCTCCAACGGTGGTCATCCCAGCCACCGACGCTGATCCACAGCGCCTCATTTGACCGCCTCGCGAACCTCTATGCCGCGGCCTTCTAGTCAGCCCTCGGAAAAGACGATGCTCGAAACCTACCTCCGTCTCGGTGGGTTCGGCATCGTCTGGACCGAATACCAGTTCTTCCCCGATCGCAAATGGCGGGCCGATTACTACCTGCCCCAGCAGGAGCCCCCCGTCATCATCGAATACGACGGCCTGCTCCACCACGGAGCAAACCACGGCCACGTCTCCATCAGCGGCGTCCTCGCCGACGTCGAGAAGTTCAACACCGCCATCGCCCTCGGCCTCCGTGTCTTCCGCGCCCACGCCAAGAACATCGCCGACGGCTCGTTCTTCACCCTGCTGGATTCCCAGCTCGCTCAGAAAGAAAGAGAGACCTCGTGCGATCCAACATCTACCACCTCAGCACCCGACAGAAGCTGAAGCTGCTTCACCACGTCTACACCGACCTTCCATTCAAGTACGAATTCGCCGCCCCCATCATCCTCGCCCTCCTGTCAGCCACCGTCGCCTGGACCGTGGGCGCAACCGGCGAAGCCATCTACCACGCCGCCACCATCGCCTTCGTCGTCTCTACCTGGATCACCACCATCCTCATCATCACAAGTGATCCCCGTTACCCCGTGTACACCGACATCATCCTGGAGGACGAATGACCCCACGACCACCTCACGATGACCCCTGGTTCTCCGTCGTGATCGTCTGGATCGTCGTCTGCACGCTTCTCCTCATCCTGGTCGCCGCATGAACACCTTCGAGCAGCTCACCACCCATCAATTCAATGAAGAACTAACCGCGCTCACCAACGAGCTCCACGACCTTCTCCTCCACAAGCGCGAGAAGTACGGCAGCCGCAACCTCACCCGACATGGCCTCTACGGCATCGTCGTCCGCGCTCACGACAAGGTGGAACGCCTCACCAACCAGTACGACCCCACCAATCCCTTCATCGAGGACGACGAAGACGCATGGCTCGACCTCGCGGGGTACGCCCTCCTGGGCCTCCTCGCTTCCCGACTCGACGGCCGTCGCTTGTTGACCGAAACGGCCGAACCCTAGCAGAGATGTACGCCGACCGCATGGCCGATCGGCAAAGGAGATGCCCAATGGCCGGTAAAGATCCCGACGAACTCACACGCAAGCTCCGCCTCGGCCTCGACTACGTGGACAAGGTCATGGACGGGGAGGGCGACACCCCCGAAAAGCTCACCAAGCTTCGCGAGAACCCCAACTTCACGCGCATCCAGAACAACGACAACCTCTCCACCGCCGACAAGCGCTATGCCCTCAAACGCATCGCGACCTACACAGGACTTGCCATAACATCGCTCACACAGAGCTTCCCAACAGGTGCACGAAATAAGGCGATGGAGTGGTTAGACCACTATCTCGAAACTCCGACCGAACCCAATCCCGCCAACCAGCTCACATTTGCCCAGAACCACGCGGAAAACGGCCAAGACACCAAGTTCGCACAAGCATAGTTATCCGCAAAGGAGTTCCACACCGTGACCGAAAGCCCCACGCCGCCCTACGGCGTCCCCCACATCGTCTACGACGCGGACGGCGATGACATCACCGTCAGGCTCAACCTCTTCTACAACGACGACGGCACACCCCGTCCCATGATCGAGTTCGCCGAAGTCTACAGCGGCACCACCCCAGCCGTGAAAGGAACCTCTCTCTCCACCTACCTCGCATCTGCCCGCGAGGCCCAGAAGTTTGGCCAAGCCATCCTCGACCTGTCCCGTTTTCTTGATAAGTCCACTTCGGAGGAATCACCCATGACCGAACCGATCAGTGCCGTGCTACGTAAGCCCGCCATCCCGGCCACGTCCACAGACGACATCGAATCCGACATCTCCACCAGCATCCTCGACAGCTATGGCGACCCGCTTCGCATCGACTGGGTCGGTGACGAGCCAGACATGATCTATCTCACCATCTCCGACAACGGCGAGACCGCCGTTGCCAAGTTCACCCTGAATCAAGCCGAGGTCGTTGCCCGCCTCCTCGACAATCTCCTCTTCACCGTCAAATACCTCGCCGATACCCAGGAGGACGAATAACACCTTGAACACGAACATCATCATCCACGACGGATACGTCACCCTCAAGTTCGAGACGGACTGCACCATCTCTCTCGTGGGCTACACCCTGGAGGACTACCTCAGCTTCTACGAGCGACTCACGATGGCCGCTGACGCCGCCCGCGACATGCTTGATCACCCCGAGACATACCAGCAAGATACCGACGACCCCGAGCACGAGACATATGATGACGAGTCCTAACATCACCAACTTCGACATCGAGATCTACGACGATCACGTCACCCTCCTCTTCAACGAGCGTAACGGCACCTTCATCCTCAGCCTCTCCATCGAGGGGTTTAGGGAGCTCGTCAGCGGCGTCATGGAAGCAGCCGATAAGCTTCCCCGCCCCACTTCAGAAAACACCGACCATGCCACCGACTGACCCCATCACGAAGATCAACGACCTCCCGTCCATTCCGGCAGATCGTCTCATCAATATCACCGGCTACATCACCTCGGTCATCGACACCATCCATCTCGACTTCAACGGCTTCTTCGGCCGTCGCTATGCTGCCGATGCCCACCTCATCCTCGCCGACATCATCAACGCCGTCGCAAAGCTCAACGCCTTCGCCGAACACGTCAAGCGCATCGAGCAAAACGCCAACCAGGAGCCCGCATGAAGACCTACCTCACCCAGGATGACATCAACGCCATCGTCTTCTCGATCGCCGGACCGCACACCGAGGCCACCGACGCCGAACTCGCCGCACTGCCCATCGTCTCTCAGCTCTTCCGCCGCCTCTATATCGACATGGACGAGCACACCTGCACCAACCCGGACTGCAAGGTCAGCGATCTCAAGTCCTACATCTATGACCTCAACCAGTTCCTCACCCCGCTCGGCGATAAGGCCTCCGTCACCCTCGAACGACGCATCGAGCGTGAGAATGCCCCCGAGACTGACCTCGGCGAGCAGAGCCCAGAGGACTTCATCCGCACCGTCCGCGAATACACCGCCAACAACGAACTTCAGGCGATCTACCTCGGCAACACCGAGACCGGACAGACCGTGAAGGTCGAATACAACCAGCTGGGCGACATCACCAACATGGCCGAAATCCTCGACGCCCTCGACGACAACGGCCTCGACGTCATCGAAAAGGTCCAGGATGTCCTCCGACAAGCCTTCCGGGGCTAAGCGCCCCGTCCCCCTCGATCGTCTCGTTACCGCGGCCCGCGCCATCGTCACCGAGGGCCGCTTCCTCGATAACCGCGGAGACCTGGTCGTCATCATCACCCACCCCCAGTGGATCTACCTCGAACAGGCCCTCCAGGAGTTCCTCGACTATGAGCAGGAATCCCACCACCATCACCATCAAGCGCGCCTGGACTGAACGTGAATGGCTTGCCACCATCTATGGCGAGGACAACACCGTCCTCGCCATCGGTGGCGCCCTCACCCCGTCCGGCGCCCTCCAGCGCGCCTGGACCGAGCTCTACTCCGAGGCCCGACCAAAGGACTACGGCATCGCCTTCAAGCGAATCCGTGAACGACGACGCATCTCCGTCAAGTCCGCGGCCGATACCCTCCATACAACCCAAGCCAACATCCGTCGCATGGAAAGCGGCGAAACGGAACAGAGCCCAGAGCAGTGGCGCTCATGGGCTCGTGACCTCGGAATCTCCGCACCGGACTTCGAGATCCAGCTACGTGATGTCGTCCGCCTGCGCAACGCGCAGGAGCAGATGGTGTAACGCCGGCACGTACTCGTTCAGCCGGTCCACACTCACCTCAATATCCTTGAACTGGGAGAGCAGCTTCGCGCCATGCTCTCCCTGCTTCAGTTCTTCGGCCAGCATGTTCAACCAGACCCCCAGCTTGATGCTCAGATCCGCCATGCGAAAGGCCACCTCCACATCCGTTCTCATCGTACCCCCAACATAACCCGCACCGAGCGAGCGATCGCCCGCTTCCGCACGTCCGACACCTCCGGGTCCGTCATCATCGCGTCCAGATCCAGCGCGATCGGCACCACATCCTCCAGCTCGATGTCCTCGACAATCGCCCGGATCAGCTTGTTCCCCCGTTTCACCCCAAGCACCGTGGCAATATCCTTCAGCTTCGCCAACGACGACAGCATCCGGTCCCCACTCTCCAGCCGGGAAATCGACGGTCCGTTGTACCCTGCCCGCCTTCCAAGGTCATCCTGAGAGAGACCGGCATCCAGTCGCATCCGACGAAGCTCACTCCCGAACATCAGGAGACCTCGTCCTTCAACCACCGATAGAGGCAGTAAAGACACGTAAGCACCAGACCCCACATCATGACTCCCATTGGGAGGAAAAGGATAAGGAAAATCACGATGCTCTCCATCAGCCCCTATCCCTTACACGAAACTCCTGAGCATTCCGATAACTCCCCATATTCGATGTCTCGAACGTCGGAGCCGGCGGCCATACATCCGCTTCCTCCGCAGGAACCATCCTCTCGATCCACCGGCTCACGACCCCATTGAACACATCATCGACCAAGATCAAGATGAACAACGCGGCCAGCACCAGCAACATCAGCGAAAACGGAAGCACCAGCAGCCACAACACTACACACCTCCCGCAGCCCGCAGCTCCGCGAGGCTCCAGAATGGCGTGACCAGGTGCGTATCACGATCCAACCGAATGACCGGCATCACCGGATGGCTAAACAGGGAGAAGTGCCGGCGGGCATACGTGCTCGAAAGTTGAAGCGTTCCGCAGTTCACCGCAACTTTCGTCGTCGGACCATGCACGAACTTCGCAATGCCAGGAACGTGATAGTCCCCCATGATTCCCACTTCCCGGTCATGCCCCTCTCGCCGGAGATAGCGCATCACCGCATGCACCGGATTGTCGATCGAAGACCCGCGGAAGCGATGTGACACCGCCAGGTGATAGAGCTGATCCCCCAGATGAATATCCGGATGCCCGATCCCTGCGTGATACACCACACGCTTCGAGAGCAGCCGCGCAAACGCCGAGATCCCCGACTGCGACTCCTCACGCTCCACCGCGTGGTTGTCCCAGGTCGCAAACAACACCTTGTGTTGAATCTCGTCCAGCCAGGAACTGATGTATTCCAGTTGCAGATCAGGAGGAAGGAGGTTCGAGGAAACCTCCGACACATTGCGCAGCTTGATCGCCATCTGCGCCAGGTCGCCGAGGAGGGCGACGTAGAGATTCGGGGTACTCAGAATCTCGTCGGTGATGCGCTCGAAGAGATCGTGGTCAGTTGCCCAGTCACCGATGTGCGTGTCCGAAAGCGCGAGGACAGCCACCGACGCATCCGACTCCACCACGATCGAGGCGAAGTCCTGGGAGCTGGAAGCGGCCGAACGGAGATCCTGAGCTCCACGTAGGAAACGGTTGGCATCTCGCCAGTTGAACGTTCCCTCCCGCTTGTCGCTGACGAAGCCCGGAACCTCTCCCGGTCCCTCGCCCACTGAAGTTGTTGGATCACGTCGCTGTTCACGAAGCCGCTTCCTCTTGAATCGGTACGCATTGTATGTGCGTCCCGGATGCAGAAGATGGAACGTCTCCCAGTCATGGGCCAACGCATCCGCCTCCTCCTCCGGAAGCCAGAATGATGTGGTCAAGATCGGCACTACATAGAACTACGGGGCGGAGTTCACACTCCGCCCCATGCAAGCCCCCATACGAGGGCGAGGGACGGCCCCCCGCCCCTCTCTTATACCCCGCCACCACCGCGGTCCGGACAAAATCGCCGTATCTGCGCGGAATGTTTGTCACATTATGTCGTGTTACTGGTGGAACCGGTCCCAGATCGTCGGCTCGACACTCGTGTTCGTCTTCCCCAGAAGAGCGAAGATGAGCCAGAGCACACCCATGCCAAACATCACGAACGACGCAATGATGCCAACAATCGCGAAGACCTGAATCGCCAACTCGACCATGCTGGGAACCTCCTTCGCTCCCAGCATAAAATCACGAGCCCTGCGCCGCAAGCGCCGCCGCAATTCTCCGGTCGATCTCGTCTGCAAGAACCTTTGGTGTGATCGACATCGCGACAACCGACGTGCCAGCTTCCGCCTGTGCCGCGGTCATCGTCGCATACGTCGTGTTGCTGTCCGCTCCCCAGATCGCGTTTCCACTCGCATCCCGCTTGAGCACCTGGCCGTTCGTACCCCCAGTGGGCACATGAATCCCCGCATCCGCAAGGTGCGCAGTCACCGCCGGCACCGCTGCACGACGATTGACTTCATCCGCCAGCACCTTCGCGGAAATCGTCCGAGCCACCGTATTCGTCCCAGCCTCCGCAAGCGCCGCTGTCATCGCAGGAAATACCGCAATCGGATCAGTCCAGGAGACATCCTCGCCCACGGCAACCAGTACCCCATAGGTGCCCCCCGACACCGGAGGCATCCCCTGAATCACCGTACTCAGGGTTGCCGCCCATCCCCGCTCATTGACCCGCTGCCAGAACTCCTCCTGGTTCAGCGCATCAAGCAGCTTCTCCGCCATCGTCGTCACTCCCCCCGATCCTGATCCCGTACTCGTCGAACAGATAGTTCTGGGCGATAGTCACGACCAGCGCGCTCACCAGCGTCACGTACGTCCCCCACGGCTCTCCCAGATCGAACGCGACCTGAGAGATCAGTTGGCCGAACGCTCCACCAGCGATAAGCTGTAGGGTCGTCCGGAGGACTCGCTGGCCCTTCCCATACGACACCGCTTCCTTCTTCACCACGTCCATCAGTCACGCTCACTCCCCGGAATGACTGGAGCATCAGCAATTCGCTTCGTATCCCTCACCAACACACGCGTCCACCACGGCGTCAGGTAATACCACTCACCATCATTCGCCTTGAACAGCCAGGTCACGATAAATCGCTCACCCTGCCTGATGTCCTCGCCAACCCGAGCTGCACCCTTCGCCGCTCGCTGAAGCCGAGGCGTATCCACCGTCGCCTCAACCACATCCGCAACGAAGATGAACTCCGTCCCCTCTCCCTCAACCAGCGCCGGCGCCGTGTCGTACTTCTGAAGGAAGAGCCCATCCAGCGCCTTGATGACCACCGGCTTCGCATACGTCTTTGCCGGGGACGTCTCGGCCGGGGCCGTCGCCGTTGCTCCCATCTTCTTCAGCTCATCCGCCTTCGCCGCGTTCCAGAGTTCCACATAGATGTCCCACGCCTTGCGCCCATTGATCGTCACATAGCGCAGCTTGTTCGGGCAGTCATGACGGTCCGCCGCCATGTAGTTGAAATCCCAGTGCTGCTCCGGCTTCAGAACCGAGAACCGCGCGGCAATCCGACCCATGAAATCCGCCGTATTGCGAATCACCTTCTCCCGCCGCACTGGGTCCGCCCACAGCGCCGTATCCTCCACCATCTCGCAGGAGTAGCCGTTCATATTCCCAGGCCCACTCCCATCCGCGGCCTGCCAGGTCACCTCATCCAGCGGCACCATGATGTAGATCGACGTGTCGTCTACCGCCGAGTGGTAGCTTGCCTGCCGACCACCCGCCCCATTCACCAGATAATTCGCCTCCTGCGCCGCCGAACTGTTCGGATTCCCATTTCCGTGCTGAACCGAGCGGCGCGGCGACGCCGCCTTGATCCCCGGCCGTACGCGCGTCAGCGTCGCCGGCACCAGACGGATCGTCACCGGAACGAGCGTCTGAAGCGGACCTCCGGGGAGTCCCGGAATTGTTGTCGTATATACCATTATGTTTACCTAATAGCGTTCAATACTCGTATGCGTCGCTCGGACTCGGCGTATTCCCGTTCCATCTCGGATCGCCAGGCCACATGTTCGCCGGCCGCCAGATTCAGCCCGACCCAGAGTCTGCCCAAAACTCCGACGGCAGCTCGATACCATGCTCCCGGAGCAAGCCAGCCAGAACGGCGATCTGCCGATCCTTCGAGGCGATGACCTTGTTCGCGAGCAGCCGATCGGCTCGACCAAGCCAGAACCGAACGAGCTCCAGCACCGTCGGCCCGACCACGGAGGCGATCAGCGCGACCCACATGGCCTCCGTTGGCATCCCCTCTCCCTTCCTGCACCCATATCGTGTTGTGAATCCCGGAGGCGGGCCGCGCGCCTCCGGCCACCACAGAAACCATCGCCTTACCTCGCCGGGAACGCTTCGACCAACACGTACCCTGTACGAATGTCGCTCGGATCGCCGCTCACCCAATACCCATTGGCGCGAACCCGCATGCTTCCGCCACCATTCACCGGGCGCGTCGTTACCCAGTTGTAGACAATCGGCACACCCCCCACGCTCGCCAATTCGATCTGCTCCTCCGGATAGGCCGACGTCTCTCCGAGCTGAAGCCCAAGACGGAACACCCCGTTGTTGACGTTGTTGCGAACCGTGATAAAGAGCCACGCACGCACCTGCCAGTCGATTCCCGATGTCAGCGTAACCGTCGTATCCAGCAGCGAAAGACTCGTCTGCGAACTGCTGACCAGCGGATTCGACTTCACCGGGATCAGGAATCGCTGCATCACCGGGAGCGTGTGCGCATGGTTTCCCACCGCCACCGTGCTCGAACTGGTTCCCGTCGGAATCCGGGCGATCGCCAGCGTCCCCGATGTAATCTGCGATGCCGAGTGGTTATGGCTCGTCGGCGCATACACCCCATCATGGTTGTGGTTCCCCGCCGCCACCTGGCTCGATCCCGACCCGAAGTCCAGCTGCACATCCGCCTGCGAGGGAATCGCCGAGCTCTGCGTCGTCAGCAGACCCGTTCCGAAATTGAGACGGTCGGCGTGCTCCATCACCACCGTCGATCCACCCGACTTGATGTAGCGCACCGCCTCCGGACTCGCTGCCTGCACCGCCGTCGCAAAGTCCGTGATCTGACTCGCCGTGTGCGTGTGACTCGCCGGAGCGTACACCCCGGTGTGCGTGTGATTCCCCAGCGCCACCGTCGTCGAGGTCGTCCCCGTCGGAATCCGAGCGATCGCCAGCGTCCCCGACGTGATCTGCGACGCCGAATGCGTGTGACTCGTCGGGGCATAGGTCCCGTCATGGTTGTGATCGGATCGCGCGAGCGTCACCGCCGTCCCCGTCCCGGCATACACGGAGGGGTTCAGCTTCCCCACCGTGATCGCCGAATCGAGGATCTTCCCGTTCGTGACACTCCCCGTATCCAGCTTCGATGCCGTCACCGCGTTCTGCGCCAGCTGATCCGTTCCCACTGCACCCGGACCAATGAAGCTGTTTGCAAAGGACCCCAGCAACGTGATGTCTGCCGGCGTGATCGCACCGGCCCCATTCGCCACCCGAATCGTCGAGATCGGATAGTCGATCTGCGTCTCCGTCGCCTGTGGCGTCGGTGCCACCGGATTGGCCGCCGGCGTCCCCTGGATCGCCACCAGCTGAGCACGCCCGTGATACGGACCCGCCACATCGAACCGAACCGAGAGCAGGTCAACCCGTGGATTCCCCGCGCTGTTCTCAGGAATGGTGAAGATCTCCGGCTCATGCACCCGGAAGAGCAGCCCCTGAAGGAGCACCCCCCCAGTCCCAAGCTGCACCGTCATCCCCGACTGCGGTTCGAGCGGAAGCTCATCTCCAAGCCCCGGCACGATTCCGTCCGAGAGCACGAACATGAACGAGTCCCACTCCCCGGCGTACCAGTTCCCCACCTGTGGCGCCACCGACCCATAACGTCGGCGCGTCTGTCCATTGATCGTGGCTTCCAGATAGGTTGGTCCCGGCGACCCGTTCGCCGTAAACGTCACGAAGCCATCCGCATCCGTGTTCGTCTGCGCGATCACCTCATCGGTCACCGCGGACTTCAGCCTCACGAGGGACCCCGGTGGCACCGGCGTTCCCCCCGGAAGCTCCGAAAAGCGATCCCGAATGTACATCCTGCCCCTTAGAGATTCGCCCCCGGTCGCGCAAGGCTCGTCCCGGAGAGAATCGGACTCGGCATCTCCTGTCGCTGAAGCGCCATCTTCACCAATCGGATCGAAGCCGCTCCCGTCTTATCACTCAGAAAATGCTCTTCAAATATGTCAATGACCGTGTATCCCATCCGCTCCAGCGCCCGCCGCTGGGCCTCGTCCGACTTCTGCTTGCGATTCGTCGTCGCCACATGGAATCGCTCGGTCTGAATCCGCACCACAATGCGCGGCTCCACATCCCAGATCATGAAGTCCGCCACGGCACCTCCGGCCGAGCGGCCCCCGCCAGCACTTACTTGATACCCCCATCCGCCCGTATTCACTGGCCCCTTGACCTGCTGGAAAGCCCAGTAGATGTAGCCCTCGCTCATCGAGGTCGTCCCGGTGAAATGCCAGTTCTCCAGGAAGAGCTGAAGCCCCGAGGGATACTCCGTCTTCAACGCCGACTGGAACACCTTCGGCGGTCGTGGCATCTGTGTCTTTCGCCGCGGCTTCGGAATCCGCACCCGGTCCTGAACACGGCCGATATTCGCGACGCGATCCACCATTACTCGTCCAGCACCTCAAGCAGCGACACGCTGCGGTCACCCTTCAGGTCCACCCCTGTCAGGTCATTCCCATTCGCCCCCGCAAACCGCACACTTCGCCACTTCCCCTCGTGAAGGAACGGCACCAGCTTCTCGCCCGGAATCATCCGATCCAGAAACTCCTTCCGCTGCTGCGCCGTCTTCCCCTTGTAGAAGTCCACCGTCGTGTTGTCCACGAGGAACTGATACGCATTGAGCTGCCCCATCAACTTGTGGAACACGATGCCCATCGACTCCAGGATCGGCGTCTTGAACCGGTCACTCCCCCGCTCCAGATTCACCCGCACCTGGATCGAGTCGGCCGAGATCCCGTCATACCGCGGCTCTGTCGTCCCCGGATAGTTCCCGTTCAGCCCAAACTTCATCAGCACCGACTTCCGGTCCACCGGCTGATAATCAATGACCCCCAGCTCGGTCCACGGCCCGTTGTCGAATGACACATCCACCGACACCCGTTCTGTCGGGCTCGTATCCTTCACCCGGAGCTCCACCCCCACAAAGAGCTTGTCCTTCCCCGTGATCGCCATATCAAGTCGCGGATACTCGATGCTGCCATGCTGCGCAAATGCAATGCCCGCATCACGCTGTTCCGGGTTGTGATACATGTAGCCGAGGTCAATGTAGAAGAGGCTTCCCCCATACCCCCACCACAGCCGATAGGTGCCGTTCACGTTCGAGATCAGGATGTTCGTCGAGATCCCGTCCTGCCCATCACTCGTCCAGACCGGGTGCCAGCCATAGGCGTTCCACATCATCACCGCCGAGTTCGCCGCAGAGGCCCGGAAGCTCACGTCATGCGCCCCGAGATCCGAGACAAACGCCTCCGTCTCCAGGTCCGTCTGTCGGCCGCGGACCAGCGCATAGAGGCCGTTGTAGCCGCCAATCATCGAAACAATCGACCCCGAGTAGTCCTGCGGAATCCCGTGGTCTCGGTCCAGTCCCGTCGCCAGAATCGAATTTCCCGTGTACTGATGGACGCCCATGCCGTAGGAAACGTAGAGATCCGTCCGCCACACCGCCCCGTCCAGCGCCGCATCCGGGTGCACCGGCGGGTCCACCTTCGTGCGATAGGCCTTCCCCACCTGGAGATCGACCCCGTAGATCGCCGTGTCCGTTCCGATGTGAATGGTCGGCTCATCACTCGCGTTGTAGAAGTTCACCAGCCAACGCATCGTCTGCGCACCGTCGATCGTGGCCTTTCCCTGCCAGTCAGTGAAGCCATCCAGCGACTCATAGAGCGTCCCGTCCTGATCCAACGCATAGAGCTTCGCGTCGAACTCCATCATGTCCACCGGGTGAATATCCGTGACCGTTGTCAGATTCGCCCCGTCCCAGACGCAATAGCCATTCGCTCCCATCGGGATGAACATCTTGACGCCACCCGAGGTCCCGCGGAATCGGGTCCCCCGTCGCAGCATGATCGGATGTGGCAGTGTCGCCAGCGGTGTCACCACGCCACTCGTCGAGACGCTCGCCAGCTGCTGATCGAACGCCACCAGCACCCCGCCGTTGTAGTCTCCCAGCACGATCGACTGGACCGCCCCCTCCGGCCCCTTCACCTCGGTCGCGTACGGCAGCAACACGATCTGCCGCGGCCAGATCGTTGCCACCGTCGCCCACCAGTAACGGTTCTCGTGAATCGCCTCATTCGCTTCGAGCACCTGCCCGCCACCTGAAGTGTCCGATTCTACGTAGAAGCTGAGCACCTCGTGATTGCTGCGCGTCCAGTCGCCAATCGCCTGCTTCGGTGGATACGTGCCGATCTTCGAGACGGAGATACTGTCCTGCCCCGGCGTGTTCGAGAGCGGCAGATACCAGACCTCGGAGTTCGGGCTGAACGGGTCGATCAGCACCACCTCCCCCCGCTCGTTCTGCCGCTGGCTCGTCACCTGAGGAAGATGCATCTGGTCGTTCGGATTGAGATCCGGAGGAATCGGAAGTTGCGGCATCAGAACCTCCGGAAAAGCACGGTGTTCGGCTTGAACGCGATCGCAAGGTTGCCCTCACGCGCACTCGCCGCCCGCGCCCATTCCACCGACCACTGATCCCAGAACCGGTCACCACGCTTCTGACTCAGCTTCGCGCTTGCCGTCAGGATCACCCACTCCTGATCCATCAGGCAGATGTCGTCATCCTCCAGAAGCGGCGGATGCTCGATGTAGCCATAGAGCGCGATCTGGTTGCCCTTCTCCACGTAGTGCGCTTCACGGCCATTGATCTCGACCCGCCGATCCGCAGAGTTGACGTGATAGCCCGGCTGGTTCGGATGCCGAGCCCGGCGCAGCTCGATGACTCGCTCCCTATCCGCCAACCACGCCGAGGAAATGCCCACCGCTTCGTCCGGAACCGGAACCAGTACCCGGTGCTCCTCAATCACCAGATCCTCGTACGGAACATCCCAGCGCCGCTCGATCAGGTAGCGATGCGCCTGCCCCTGCACAATGCCCTTCAGCACGCGGTTGTACTCCGACACGTCGAACCCGTTGCCGGCGAGGTTGTAGATCTCCGCGGTATCTCCTGCTTGCACCGGCTGCGGAAGATCCGGGTAGAACGTCACCGAGGCCGTCTGGAAGCGCGACCCCACAACACGTCGCACCTGCCCCACGTTATCCGGATGCCCACTCGTAATCAGAATCTGCGAGGAGGTCAGGGAGTTGTCGAAGCGGGTAAGCGAAACGGCGTCCTGGAAGGTATTCGTCGATCCCCCCGAAGACGCCGTTACTTCCACTACGTCCTTGACGTTCCCCGCCACTTCGAGCCGCAGCTCGCGACGGGTCATAGCCATTACGCTGTCTTCTGCTCCTGCGCCGCCTTCTCGGCCGCCAGCTTGCGCGGGTCCTTCGGATTCGTGAACACCGCATTCGCCACGATCAGATTGCCGTCGTCGTCGATAATCTGCTCGATGTGGTCGTTCATCTTCTCCTGACCCTCCGGCGTATTCGGGGCCGTGAAATCGTCATACGGATTCGTCAGCACCGCCGAAACCGTGCTCTCCTCCACCGTGACCGAGAGCTTGCCCTCCTTCTTCAGCTTCCTCACGTAGCTCACGATCTTCCGCGAGTCCGTGATGTACTGACAGGCGTGCTTCTCGCCCGGCTCAGAACTGCGACGGAAGCGCAGCGCCGTGTCCCGCGCAAGTGAGCGAATCTCCTTCTCGCCCGCCGGGATCTGAATCGCATAGCTCAGCAGTCCCTTCACGGTGAACGTTGTTACCAGATCAGTCACATGTACTCTCCAGGGGGAGGGCCATCCCCTCCCCCGCTCTCTTAGCTTGCGTTCGACAGGATCGCGTCGAGGTCCGGATAGTCCGTCGGGTCCACACTGAATCCGACCAGCGCCCCGCGTCGGCTCGGCGCCGGCATCTTGAGCGTGAAGTCACCACGGAGGAATCCACGGTCATACCATCCCTCGGTGCTGAACAGACCGCTCGTCCAGTTGCCTCCCTTGTAGGCATGACGGCTGAAGTCGTTGATGTTCAGCAGATGCACCTCACCCGGCGACCAGTTGTAGTGCGTCACATACTTGATGTCACCGAAGTCCGTCTGAATCACATCCAGCGTCAGATTCAGCTTCGCGTCCATCGCCGTGCTGCGGCGAGAGGCGTTCAGGAAGCTGTTGATGAGACGCTTCGTGAACGCATCGCCATAGAGCGTCTTCGCCATCTCACTCTGACCGACCTTCTTGAAGATCTGCTCAAGCAGGTCAAGAACAGAAAGCAGCGTCAGCGGCGCCCCCGCCAGGTCGATGCGGTTCTGGATCGTACCCGCGCGCACACCATTCATCGTCGAGGCGTTACTGCCCTGACCATCACCCTGATTGCGCAGCCCATAGAGCATCGTCAGATCCAGGTCGCGCGTCGCCTCCAGCATCTTGCGGCGAAGCTCTTCCTTGAATCGGTCCGACTTGATCTCGTACGTCGGCGTCACCCGTCCACGATGGGTGTACTTCCACGAGTACTCGAAAATCTGCGGGTAGTTGTAATCAAGATCACCCTGCTGGAACGGGGAATCCGGGGTGTTCGCCCCTTCCGGAACCGCCGGTCCGAGGATGATGATTTCCACCTGCGAGTTATGCGCCGCGGCCGTAGATCCACCATGCCCGCGCTCGAACACCGTCAGCACCCCCGTGCTGTCGTTGATCGTGTTCACCCGCACCTGCTCGCCGTTGTCCGTGAAGTAGAGCACGTCATACTTCTGGATCGCCTTCGGCGCATCGACCGTGATATTCAGCGTCGTCGCATCCGCCACCGCCGCCGCCGTCTTCACCCGCGTCGGCGTCAGATCACCTTCACCCCACTCACTCTTCAGCACCGTCACTTCCGAGCCCGTCTTCACCGCCTTCGCCAGCGGCGCATCATGGCGCGTCACCAGCGGGATAAAGTCCGGAATGTCCCGGACAAACAGATCCGGCGGGGTATTACCACCAGCTACAGCCGAGCTGTACTGGTTCATCATTTCACGAGTCAGTGTCGCCATTATGTCCTCTTAGATAGACCACATTAGAAAATTGCGTCGAGGAGCTCTTCCAGCGTATTCACCTCGACTCCACCCGTCGTATTTGCCGCGCCGCCGGACGTCCCCGACGCCAGCGCCTTGTTTGCCGCGAGCTGTTCCGCACGAGCCGCCCGCGCATTTGCCGTCTGCTTCGTGCGCTTCCCCTTCTCCATCGACGCCCAATAGATCATCTGCTGTGGCGTATCGAAGAGCGCGAGGGTTGCCTTGTCCGCGTTCTTCAGCCCGAACTGATAGGCGATAAGATCGACCGAGGCCGCCTTCGCCACCGCCTCCTTCTCCGCCTGCTCCTGCGCCGCCTTCTCCTGCTGCACGCGCACAAGCTCGTCATTCAGCTGCTTCACCCGCTGCTGCGCCGCAGACACGGCAAACTTCGCCCGCTCGGCCGCAGCATCCTCCGGGTCCATCTCCGCCCACTTCGCCTCCAGTGCCGCGAGCGCCTTCTGCTGCTCACTCAGCTGCTGCTTGCGCGTGAACTCCTGGATCATCGCGGCCTGCGACTGAATCACCTGCTGGAGCTGCGTGATTTCCGGAAGTCCGACCTTCTGGTCCGGAGGAGAGGGTTGATTGCCAATGAACGACGGCTTCGGCGCGAGATCATCCTCGTCCGCTTCGTCGCCCTCAACGCTCTCCTCGTCGTCACCGTCGGATGGATCGCCCTGCGACGGTTCCCCTTCGCTCCCCTCCTCCGATTCCGTTGCCGTGGCATCGACACCGTCCTCGGGATCTGGATCGCCTCCAGGGTCCTCGCCGGATGGCGTTGCATCGTCCGATAGTGCTTGGTCAAGGAGCCCTTCAAGGGCCTCGTCAAAATCTTCCATGCGGAGATCATGCACAAAGAAAAGGCCCCCTTTCGGGGGCCTTGCTCTCGTGGAAACCCTATCGTCCGGAGACAAACGCCTCGATCGAGGTGTCCCCGCCTCCCTGGTGTCGCTGCGATGCCCAGAGGTAGTAGTCCAGCGCCAGCACCGGGTTCGACCCCGCGATCGCCGCCGGAATCTGCTGGAGCAACACCTCCGCCGTGGCGCGGGGTAACGTCGCCACATTCACCGTCTGCCCCATCATCATCGAGGCGTACTGATTGATCTGGTCATAGTTCTGGCCAAAGGTCGCCACTGCCTGCGCGGCCGCTGTCAGATCCACCCCCGCAGCCTCGCTCACATCGGTCGCCGGCGTCGCGTTCAGATAGGACGTGTCATCCTCTGGTCGCAACGGCTCCCTCGATCGCGGCGTCGTGTCCACATCGTGATCCGGCGTGTCGATCAGCGGGTCGTATACCGACGTCCGGATGCCGTGAAGCTTCTCGTAGAACTCCAGACTCGTCGTTACTCCGTCGAGTCGGCGCACCAGATCCCGCATCGAGATCCCAGGGTTCTGCTCCATCAGGCGCTGACGCTCGGCCTCGAAGTACGCCCGGATCTCCGGGTCCTTCTGCACCATCTCGTACCGATAGGCCGAGACGCTCGGGTACCCGTAGATCTCCTCTCGCCAGTTCTGGTAATCCCGGTAGATCACGTTCGCAGAGACGTAGGCATCCTTCAGATCCTTCACCGACGTGTACTGGTCACGCCGCGTCTCGTCATCCGCTAGCCACTGATTCGCCAGCTTATAGCGATCATCACTCGTCAGTGACGAGAGGCTGTCCGCGGTGTACGTCGTTCCACCGATGCTGACCTTCGCAATCGTGCCGTAGCGGATCTTGTCATAGGTATCCACCACCAGACGCGCTTCCGGCGTCCCGATCCGATCCGCCTCGCGCTCGGCGAGCAGCAACTTCGCATGCTCCGGCGTCGCCGTCTTCAGCTCGTTCTCCAGCCAGGTCCGCTCCTTGTAATCGAGCAGGTCGCCGGCGTGATACTCCTTGCCCGTCTTCCGCCGGTAGGCATCCATCCATGCCTGCTCTTCCGGCGTGATCGCTCCATCCGCATAGGGGTCGTCTGGCCGCCACAACGCTGTGATACCCGTGCCGTCCACCACCTGCTTCCGCTCATTGAGCTTCAGCGTCTGTTCCTGCACGCCCGTGAGCCCACCGGGAACCAGCACTGGGCCCACCACGTTCGTCCACCAGCCATTGCTCACCATCCGGTCCAGCGCATCCTGGTAAAGCTTCGAGTCCGGCGAGATGAGCGCCATCTCCGCCTCCTCAAGCTGGTCCTCGTTGAGCGGCATATCCGGATCACCCCCGTCCCGCTCGCGAATCTCTTCCCAGATCGCCACCCGTAGCTCGATCTTCGCTCCACGGTTCGCGTCTCCAGCCTCAATGGTCTCTCCCGGCAGTAGCCGCGTCAGATACTCACGCCCCTGCATCAGCATCTGCTCGAACGGTCGCTCCTGAAGCTCCGGAGCAATGACTCCTTCTGAGGCCAACCACTGCACTGCCTGCTCGAACATGCGGCGCTCGCGACCAAATCCCGTGGGGTCCATTCCACTCGTGGTATCCCCCATCACCCCCGACAGATTCAGCGGTGACGTGAACCACGGATACAGACCCATACCGGTCGTATCACGAAGCTGACGCAGCATCGCGCCAATCGCGCTCTCGCCATCCGGCGGTGTTCCCAGATCCTGCTCCAGAATGCCAACCACCCCCATCATGGCCAGCGGGCTGAAGAAGAGCCCATACCCGAGATCGGTCTGGAACACCTTCAGCTTGTCCCGGACCGCCGTCGGCAGCTCCTCACTGTCCAGGCCCTCCATCATCCGGAAGTAGGCCGCGGCCAGCGCTGGGTTCGTCAGCCCGACCGTGATATAAGCCGGCAGGTTGCGCGTCGCCCAGTAGTGGAATGGCATGATCCGGTGCAGATAGGTGTCCAACTTCGTGTACTCGAAGTCGAACAGGCTTCGGTTCACCTTATCCAGCGCATCGCGGTCTGCCAGCTTCTGCATCTCTGACCAGTCGCGCGCCATCCGGTCCGCGAAGGCATTGAACTCGTCCTCCGGCAAACCACGCAGCTTCCCATAATTCTCCAGCGCCGTTCGGAGCGCCATCGGGCTCATGATCTTGTCCGTGCCCTCAATGACCTGCCGCACCTCCTGCACATTGACGCCCTTCAGCTTCCGCTTCCATTGCTGCTGCTTCACATACTCGTCCGCGTGCTCGATCAGATCCCGCTTGCGCCGGATCAGCCCCTCGGAGAAGTGCAGGGCATAGGTCGTGTCGCGGGCAGCCAGCTCCAGACCGCCCGCCAGCGCATGCGCCCCACTCTTGTACCTCTGCCATCCACGGACGAGCTTGTTGCGAGACTTCGCCACCACCCGATCATTCGCAGCACTCGCGTTGCGACTCAGCTGGTTCGCCAGTGACCCCGACGAAATCGCATGATGCGTGACGCCGAATCCGGCCTGACGCAGCAACTTCGCACTTGCCGTCTCCGTCAGATGCGACTCGCTGAACATGGCCGCCGTACTCCCCGGCACGTTCTTCCACAGCTGCACCGCCGCATTGATCTCGCCATGCGCCAGCAACTGCACCATGTTCCCCAGGCCGTTCGAGATGTAGAAGATCGGGAAGCCCAACGGATTGATGAGCTTGATGTTGCGCCAGAAGCTCACCGCCCCGTCGTACCTGTCCAGGAAGCGGCTCATCCTCGTCTCGACCTGCTTGATCCCAAGCTCCAGACGCAGCGCCTCATTGAACTTCATCTCGACGTAGCTCCGCTGCTTGAAGTCCACATTCGGCACCCACGTCCCATCTGGCAGCTGCTCGGCCAACCCGCCGTACGCTCCATAGATCCGGTCCATGAGGGCAAAGAAGCGCGCCCGTTTTTCGGCCTCTCCCGGCGTTACCGCACGGCCAGATGCGGCCGCATTGCGCTCGGCAACATAGTCCTCCATGTCCTTGCGCGTACGCTCGGTCAGCTCCGTCCAGACCTGATGGTACGTCTTCCCCGCGTTGCTATATTCGTTCGCCAGGAACTCCTGCGCATCGAACGACGGATTCCGCACCCACCGTCCGTCACGGAAGACGCCAGGGTCCATGTAGCCCCGGTATCGCTCCTCGATGGTGGTCAGATAGTCCTTCTGCTTCCGCGTCAGGAACTCCTCCCCCTTGTTCATCAGATCGACCCAAGCCTCGACCTGCTTCTCCACCGTCGCCAGCTTCGAGGAGAGCGCCTTCGAGCTGAAGTCCTCCGCACTCAGCCGACGCTCAAAGCGCGTGTTGAGGAGCGCATCGTCCGACTCCGAGATAATCGCCGGCGCATCCAGACGGTCCGAACGTATCCCCTGAAGCTCCAGCGCCAGTTCCCTTGTCGCCAGATCGTGACTCTCCAGCCGCATGATCTTCGCCAGCATCGGATGCACGTAGTAGAGATTCGGGTCCCCCCGCTTCACCAGGAACGTCTTCAGCGCGTTGTAGACCGACACGTTCTTCTTGTACACGTTGTCAGTCAGATCATGGACAAAGAGCGTGGAGGGCAAGCGATGATCCATCCGCGCCCGGAAGACTTCCTTCGCCAGCGCGAGCATGAAGAGTTCGTCCTCATCCAGATTCCGGTAATCCCGAACCGGAACCTCGCCCCCACCCTTCGCTATCAGGGCATCCTGCCGCGCCTCCTCGATGAGACTGCGATAGTGGTACTCCGCATCGTTCGGCGTCGATCGCAGAATCCGGTCGACCGTCTGCGCCATCGTCGAAGCGACCTCACGCGCGGTCGCCCGCTCCCGACGAAGACGCTTGCGATCATCCACATCGGTGAACGCCCACTCCTCGAAGGTCCGCCCCTCGGTCGTGTTCGCAAGCTTCAGCGTGATCTCCCGACGAATGCGCGCCTTCTCCTCCGGCGTCGTCGCTGCATCGAGCGCGAAGAGATCGTCGTCCAGCGCCTGCTGGAAATCGCGGATCGGCCCCTCAGGCGCCAGCGGCAGACTCTCCAGCTCCGAGATAGTCTCGGCCGCGGAGAAGACCTTCCGCTCCTGATTCTGGAACGCTCCGTTCACCCAGGTGCTCAGGACCCGCGATACCACCGAACGCGAAACCCGCTCGTTCGCCCCCAGCGAATCCGGAACATGGCTGCTCAGCTCCCCCGGCACCAGTCCCTCATCTTGCAGGTCCTCGATCGCCCACTCGATGTCGTCTACCTGGTCGAATGTCCCATCGAGGATCTTCCCCTCCAGCTCTCCCGCCGACTGCACCTGCTTCAGCGACGCTTCGGACGGATGCAGATGATCGTAGACCAGCGCATAGCGCTGTCCCGCCTCCGTCTGGAACAGATCCTCGATCGAAGCGAGCACCGTCCGCTTCTCATTCAGATCGGTGTGCATCTGGTAATCCTTCAGCCGCTGCTGAAGCGTGTTATGGAACCCCTGGAGTGACTCCCGAATGGCCGTCGTGCTCGTCCCCTCCGAAACCATCTGCACACGTGCCAGCTCCGAGAGCGTCCACTCGATCAGTTCCTCGTCATCAAAGTTTTCATCCGCGAGTACCATCGCCTTGTATTCGTCGTATGTCATCGGCTTGCCTGGACGCCGCGGATACTTCGTCCGGTTACGCCGCAGACTGTCCGGCGTATGCCCCTTCCGCGTCACATCCAGCCGATAGGTGCTCGGCATCCTGCCAAGCGTTCCCCGACGTTCCCGGAGTCGCTGCTCCAGTCGCGTCTTCGGGTCCTGCGGCAGCTCCCACGTCGGACTCCAGTTCTCGATGATCTGCTGCTCGAATGTCGAGAGCGGACGATAACCGACCTGCGGCACCAGCTTCCCGTCAGCATCACGGAGATCGTCGAGGTCAATGCCGAGACCTTCCCAGTCCGCACCGAGGCCATCGCGATACGTCACGATCACACGGTTCGCCTCATCCTCGGCGTATTCGACCAGATCCTCCCCGAGCGACGTTGTCGGCGTCGGGACCTCCCCCATCTGCCGACGGCGATCCAGGATCTCCAGCTTCTCCTCATCGACCGCAGATGGCGCACGCCCCTCGTCGATCGCACGCTGGATGCTCTCCTGTGTCATCAGGATCTGGTTATCCACCTCGGCCGGCGTCAGCCCTTCCGCCCACTCCTCAGTGTCAAGCCGACGCGCTCGTGCCGCATCAAGAATCATTCGGTCCACGTCATCCAGCACCACATCGTGGTAGTACGGCTCGTAGAACGCATCCCGCGCGAGCTTGTAACCCTGCCCACCGATGTCCCGGTGCAGCAAATAGAAGGCCTGATGGATGCCCGTCCGGAACTTCTTGTGCAGATACGCATCACGGCCGCGCAGCTTCTTGATGCGTGCAGCTGTGGCCGGATTCGGCCGCTTCTGCTTCAGCAGGTCGATCTCCCGCCGCACCTTCTGCATCTCCGTAAGCAACTGCTCCGGATTCGTGTCGAGCAAGTCGCGCACCTTCTGATCGCCAGCATCAGCTGCTCGCCGCAGGACCGACAGTTCGTCGTCCGTGAACAGCGTTCCCTCACGGAACGATCGCGCCACATTGAGCTGCAAGCGCCGACGTTCCAGCTTTCGGAACGCCTTGCCATTGCGATACCGCGTGTACTCCTGCACCAGATCGCGATACGTCGTCCTTCCCGCCGGCGACAGCTTCGGCAGCGGCGACCCGCCCTTCTCCAGCTCCTTCAGGATGCGATCAGCCAGCTCCGTACGTGGCAGTGGCGGGCCATCCGGCGAGACCACCGCCGGCCGCGCACCACTGCCACCCATCACCAGAAGCCGGATCTGTTCGGCCGTAGCGTCCAGCTCCCTCGTCGGATCTTGCAGAATGACCTGTCGCACCCGATCCCGAATCGTCGGATCGTCGATCTCTTCGACCAGCTTCAGGAATCCATGAAGATTGAAGGGCTCGAACGCCTCCCCCTTCCCCTCCTTTGCCAGAAGCTTCGCCATCTCCTTCGCAAACTTCAGCTCCTCCTGCGGAAGCTCCCGCCGCGTGTCGATATGCCAGATTCCCGTATCCGGCATGGCACGGCGGGGCCCCTGCGCAATACGGCCAGACCGATTCGCCCAACGACCAAGCGATCGCAGCCGACCCTCGATCTGCCGATTCGCCTTCAGCCGAAGCTGCTGCCGCAGACCCGCAAAACTGTCCACCCCATACTGCCGAACCGGCTGACGGTTCTTGAGGAACGTCTCGTACTCCGGACGAAGATTCGGATGCTCGGCGAGGAACGCCTCCCACAACCCACTATCCTGCATCGACCCCTTGCCGATGAAGTCGCGGTACGTGCTTTGCAGCGACGTGTTGAGCCGCCCCTCGTCGCTGTACTGCCGGATGAACTCGATCCACGGCGTTCCCGATGGTTGCGGTACGGTGATGTTATGTGAACCTGCGTACTCGCGACCCTCGTTCCACGCCTCATCCGCCTCATCGCGCGCAAAGTCCCAACGGCCCCGCTCAGCCTCATCAACGAAGCCAGCCTCCTGATTCGCCAGCTGAAGATCGCGACGCGCCTGCCGACGATCCCGATACGCCTGCTTCATCGCCGGCGACCACTTCTCATACGGCGGCATCTTCGGCGTATTGCGGGCACCCCCGCGCCGCAGCCCCATGCCATCCTGCGAGACTCCCCACATCGGAAGGTCTTCGCCGTCCGGTCCCTCGGCATACTCCGTGATCGTGAGATCATCGCCCCAGCCCGCCGACTCCCACGGGTCTGGCGGGTTCTCCGTCGGCAGCGCTATCCTCGGCGCCGGCTGGTCCCGCGTCATCGTGTCCACCACCGCGCGCGCGGCGGTCCTTCCCGTCATGTACCTGTTGTAGAACTCGGCAACAAGGTCGGCCGGCGCCGCCTCCCCCTCACCCCCCAGCAACTCTCTGAGGTAGCGTCGGCCGTTCGCCGTCTCGACCTGCCCAAGGATCTTCACGGACAGCCGCTGCTTCTTCGCTTGCGTCTTCGCCGTGAGCAGATCCGTCATGTCCTTCACGAACATCTCGTGGAAGACACGCAGCTCCGGCGCCATCGCCGAGACCCGTTCCGTGAGGGCCTCTGTGGCACCTACAGCGCGAGTTTCAACGCCGGACGGGTTTCCGGTCGCGTGCGTCAGCCCAAGCCCTCCCAGGGCCTGAATGCGACGTTCCTGTTCCTCCGACGACGGACGCTGCTCCGACGACCGCAGATCCTCCCGCTGACGGTCATACTGCGCATTGAGTTGCTCCTCGACATCTTCGGCCAGATCCGGCCGAGCCGAGGGGTCGGGTTCCGGCAATGCCAGTTCATCCGTGCGGCTATCCAGGAGGCTGTCGGCAATCTCCTCCCACGACCGTGTTGTCGCACCCGGCGTTGCCTGTGCGTTGATCTCGGCATTGAGCTGCTGCGAGGACGGGGCCGGACCAGGTTCGGCCACATTGGCGTTGTCTCGTACGGCAACATCAGGCGTCTTCTGGTCGGGTATGGCCGTGCGTGCCGCCGTGGCCGCATCCGGCCGCACAATCCGAGGCGTGTCAATCGCCGTGCCCAGATCCTGCCGCTCGCGGCGAAGTGCGGCCATCTCCTCGCCCAGCTGACCCAGCCCATTCGCATCGAGCCAGCGATAGGCATTCCGCGCCGTCTCCGTATCCGGCGCCATCGCCACCACCTCGGCATAGCGTCGCGCCAGGTACGTCCGGTCCGTGATGTTCGGATTGATCGGACGCAGATGCCACGCCGGCATATCGGCCGGATCAAGTCCGACCCGCACCCAGGCGCGCTCCATTGCCACCGCACCCCGAGCCACGTCCCCAATCGTGCTACGTCCCCCCGCCGCTGCCTCGCGCTTGCGAATGGGGTCGAGCTCCGACTCGTAGTACGACCAGAACCGCTTCGCCTTCGAGGGCGACTGGTCCAGCACCGGCAGAATCTGATTCACCCGCAGGTCATCGACATAGGTTCCCGTGCGCGTCCGCGCCGGCGCGTAGTGCCCCAGGCGCTGCATCGTCTCCTCATCCGGCGCCCCCGGTCCAAGGACAACCGGCTCCGGTTCGGCCGCATTCGGCCTCACAGAAGTCGAGGCGGCCGGCTCCGCTTGCCCTCTCGAACCATTGACGGTCACGGCCTCGGAATCGGCCCCCTCAGGGATCGCCATCGCCTCTGGCTCTTCGTCATCGAAGATCCTGCCCAGGTCTTCACGATCGTCATAGGCAGACGTCGCTGGCATACCCCTCGTCATACGTGGCTGCACGACCTCGGCATCAACCAGCACTGCGCGCTGATCCTCAAGCAATTCGGCCACATCAGTCCAGCCACGTTGCCGCAGGGTTTCCACCCCCGCATCGAAAGCATCCCAATCCGGCGACTCCGCCAACGCATCCGCGTAATCCAGGGCATCCTGCCGTGTCGGGAGGTCGATCGCCGGCCGAGTCTCAACATCCGCCAGACCCCGCTGCGTCAATTCCTGTGCCGTCGCCTCGGCCGCATTCGATCCACTGGCCGTAATACCGCGGACATACGCCTGCGGATTGCGGCCAGCCAGTTCGGCATTCTGCAAGTTGAGGCGATCTTCGGCCATACCAACTTCGCCGGTTAGGCCGCGAGCAACTGCCGCCGGATCACGCCGCCGCAGATCATTGACGAAATCGGTCAGGCCACGCACCGGCCCGCTCTGCCGGATTGCCCCCGCCGTCCGTCCAACCGGGCTTCCCAGAAGTCGGTCTGTTCCGCGTACCACACGCGCCGCACCCTTCACCGGAAGCACGATCGGCGCATCCTGGATCGTATCCGAGATCCGGATCGCCTTCTCCACGGCTCCCGCACGGCGAACCAGCGTCGGAATGTCCGCCGCTTCGCCGAGCACGCGCACCCCCTTGGCCGCACCATTCCCCACGGGAACAGCCCACGTCAGCGGATCTCCGGCGATGTTCTGCCCAATGCGCTGCCACATGTTCTGCGTATTGGCGAAGCCTTCCCACACGGCACGGCCACCGGTGTAATCCACCTGCCCGTCACCATCGGCATCCCAGCCCTCTTCGTAGTACTGCTTCACCAGGTCAGGGTTCGCCTTCGCCCAGTCGAGGAAGGCCTGGCCCGGCGCATCCACCCCCGGAATGTACCCAGGAAGCTGACCGGTCACACCAGTCATCACCTGCTGGAAGGCCCCATTGATGTCATCCACCACATCGTTGATGCTGCCATCACCCTGGCCCAGCACATATTCCTGATAGGCCGCGTCACCAGCACTGCCGACCGACCCGTTGTAGGGGAGAGACACGACATAATTGAAGGTGTCGAACGCCTTGCCCGCGGTCCCGAACGTCACATCGTTGATCGCACCTCCGACGGTGCTGACCACCTTGCTGGCTCCATCAAGCAGACCATTCCAGAATCCGCCGCCCCCATCACCGCTCGTGTCCTGCGGGAACTGCGAGGCTGGAGCGTCAGGGTTCGGGGGGAGGGGCGCTCCCGTTACCGGGTCGACATAACCATATCCATCGGACGTGCTGCCAGATGCAGCCGAACTCTGCGGGTTCAGTGCCGCATAGTCTGCGGCCGGAAGGGCGTCGTAGGTATTGTGCGCGTAGCGGTTGCTCGCATATCCAGCGGCAACCCCGCGGGCGAAGCGATCAGTCAAGATGTCCTCTTAGTAGTTCTTCGGGGGAGTCAGCCACCAGGCGTTCGATGCCGTAATCGTCTGCGTGGAGTTGCCGTATCCCGTCGTGCCGCCGCCGTATCCGGCCGTACCGCCAGACCACGACATATGCGCGGCGCCAATAAACGTCTGTCCGTAATATCCACTAAGGTCCGAAATGATGGTGCCATCTTGCTCATTTGCCGCGTGGACGAACTTGCCGTTGCCGATATACATCCCGACATGGCCAGCACGGTTCATATTTCCACCAGCGCCGCCGTACCACCCCGTATCGAAGAAGACGAGATCACCTGGTTGGAGCTGGCTTGTGTCCGTGAAGAGGCGTCCCTCACGCTGCATCTGGTCGTATTGGTAGTGGCTGCCCATCACCAGCTGGCCATTGCCATAGTTCTGGTCCAGCCAGTACATGAAGCCCGAGCAATCCCAGCCGGTCGGCGTCTCGCCCTTCCCAGGAATCCCGCCCCAGACATACGGGGTCCCCACATACGACTGCGCGACCGAGATCACCTGACTGGCATTGCCCGTCACCGTCACTCCGCCACTGCCACCGCCGTAGTTGTTCCACTGGTTTCCCGCCTGCGCGTCCAGATCCTTCCACCACTCAATGACCTGATTGATGTACTGCGCATCGTTGTTCCCCAGCTCATCGGTCCACCCCGTCGGCTGCCACTTGCCCGAGAAGTGCATCGAAGCAACCTCGGCCCAGTCATGGTTCGGCGACCGGTCGTACATTCCGCGAAGACCCGAGGCGAGCATGCGCAGCTGGCCCAAGCGATCGCCGTTCAGGCTATCGAAGTCGAATCCCCAGCTCGCGGCCGCAGACTCGAAGACCCCGACATACCCATAGATGCGTTCACCACCACGAACCGAGCTGACCCAATGGCTGTTGCTCGCCCAGTCCCCCGAGCTCTCCCTCGCCACGATCGCCTTCAGGAAGTTCGCCGGCACGCCGTACTCTTCTGCGGCCCGCTGAATGTCGGCATCGGCCGCGGAATCAAACTGACCGAAGTTCACGCCCGTCGCCACCTTCCCGACGCCGCCGCTGTATCCGGCCGTACTGCTTGTCCCGCCCGTCGTGCTCGTCTGATCCGCGTAGGGCAGCGTACTGCGCACATCACCAAGAATCGACTTCCAGGTGTTTCCGCCGTAACGATTCTGCGAGCTCTGGCCGAACGACGTGCCGAATCGCCCACTCGCTCCTGTCCCATTCCAGGCCGACAATGAGGATGCGGCCGAAGTTGGCCGAAGAGCCCCTGTCCGGCCGAATCGCCCGCTCGCTCCCATCCCCGCAAAGGTGTTCTGGGTCGAGGTCATCTGCGAGGCGGAGCCAACCGGACTCGATCGGCGCTGCGTCGTTGTCGGGCGGTTTCCCGTCCAGCCACTGATGCCTTGCTGGCCGGACGCAGAAAGCCGAGACGGGGAACCGAAGTTCCCCGACGCACTGCCGATCGTGGAGGACTTGCCGAACGCGGAGGCAATACTGCCAACGGCCGACTTCACCCAGTCGGTGTTCTTTCCGGTGGAGGTGAGCGCAGGCATTAGCCGATACCCATCTGCCGGAGGAGCATCCCGAGCTGGTAGCCCCGCTGATACTCCGGATCAGCCTGGCCCGCCTGCTGCGGCATTTGCGGCTGGGCCATTCCCACCTGCGGCGCCGCCGGCGGCGTTCCCATCTGCGGAGAAGGGGAGGGGGTTGGCCCATTCACCCCGGATGGCACTCCCGGCGCGCCGAACAGCTGCGCGCGCTGCTGCGGCGGGAGTTGCTGCTGCTGTTGGAGCACCGGATTTGGCTGCATCATCTGCGGCTGCCGCGGCGCGGCCTGGACCGATCCGGCCTGATTCTGCTGCGCCATCTGCATTTGCATCAGCTGCTGCATCAGCTGCATCGCCATCGCTCCATAGCCCGGCTGCGCCTGCTGCGGATTCGCCCCCTGAGAAGCAAGAAATTGCTGGAAGTTCATTAGACCCTCGACACATACCGAGCCCTCGGCGCAAACATGCGCGAGGTCTCACCACGCTCTTCCGCGGTCAGACGGTTCCAGTCATTGCCGATCGTCCCCCCCACAGTATTCAGGTAGTCCTGGAACTTCAGGAAGGGGTTCGTCGCGAGAGCGGCACCATAGCCCTCATTGACCTTGCTGTACTGGTTCCGCGCGTATTCGGACCGCAGACTGTTATCGCCATAGCCGTTCTGCGCCAGCCATCTCGTGAACGCCGACTCGTGATTGTCTTCGAGATACTGATCACCGAACGGCGTGGTCGCGTACTGCCCCGGCTGATACATCGAGCTCCCGTAGGACGAGTAGGGGTTGTAGTAGCCAAACCCACTCGCCCCCGAGCTCTGCTGCGGGGACAGGATGTTGTTATACGGATTCCCGCGAGCCATCAGCCCTCCTTAGCGACGGAACAGATCCGGCGTGAACCCCTGCTGGCGAAGGTAGTCGATGAAGCTGTTTCCTCCATCCGCGTGCGTCGCGCGCCAGGACGTGAAGTTCCGGCCATAGTCCTCCAGCCGCTCCAGCATCGAATCCAGCACCGTCGAGGCGAGGCGCCCCTGCATCCCCGAACCGAACGTCGAGGTGAACGCGTCCACCTGCTGCGCCGGCGTGAACTGCGAGGAACGCAGCTGCTGGAAGATCGGGTTCGTCTCGTTGTCGTCGAACAGCGCATTCGCGACGTCATACGCCGTGATGCCCTGCGCCCCCGGTGTGAACTGGTTCGCGAGGTAATCGTCCGCCCATTCGAGATAGTCGCGCGTCTCGTTCGCTCCGGCTCCGTTCTGAACCATCCACATCAGCGGCATGTTGCCGGCGTTCTGGTTCGCGATCGCCAGTCCACCCGAGTTGCGATCGAGGTTATTCAGGTTGAACCACGACTGCGTGATCTGCGTCGGGTCCTTGTAGAGCTCGTCATAATACGCCTGCGAAAAGTTGTTCGCGAAGTCGCTCTGCGCCTTCGGCAGACTCGATTGCTTCGCGTCATTTCCATAGCCATCGAGCCAACCCGAACGACCGGTATTCCCGGAGTAGGCACTATTCGGACTCAGCGCCTGGCTTGCCGTACGCGACGCTCGCGGCGCTTGCGCTCCCTGCACCGTGTCCATGTATCCCGAGAAGACATTGCTGCTCGGCGTGTAGGTCGGACTGTAGGTATTCTGCCCGCGGCGAGACACACCGCGAGACCCTCTATACGTATCAACCATTATCGAGAACTCCCAAAGGCCACATCAGGGCTGGCCCCCGTCGCCCGCAGCCAGTCGGTCCAGGTCCCGTTGTAGGTTCCCTGCGCCACCGCAATCTGATATTGCGCCGCCTGATCCTGAAGCCAGATGACATACCCATTCAGCACATCATTCGGAACCGAGGCCGCCACCGCCGTCGCCCATTCATTGATCCACGCCGACGGATCGGTCGCAATCTTCTGCGGATCACCAAAGATGCCCGCATATCGTGGATCGGACTCATCCAGATTCATCATCGCGGCAGAGATCTCGCCCGGCGTGATATAGGCCCCGCCTGGACGCGAGATGTCATTCATGAACTGGTTCGTCCAGTTCATGCGATCGTTGTACGCCGTGAGACTGTCGCCAGATCCCCCGAGGAGCATGGAGAGCACCGGCGCCGAATCCAGCTCGTTCGCCATCGCCGCAGTCTGACCGCTATAGCGATTCGTGCCATTCGAGTCAGCCCATAGCTGGAGCAGGGCGTTTGGATTCGCCAGAATCTCCGCGGCCATGCTCTGGGAGACACCCCACGGGTTGCCCCCCGAGAAGCTCTCATCCCCCGCGGTCGTGTCACCACCGCCACCGCCACCACCATCGCCGGTATTCCCCGGATCAGACGCCGATGGCGTATTCCCGAAGCCATATCGCTCGGCGAGCGCGGCCGCGTCCCCGATCTTCGATCCCGGCGGCGCCGTGTAGGCAGCGTAACTGTCCTGCTGCCAGGCCGGATCACTCGCCGCATCCTTCGCCTTCTTCTCCGTCTGAAGACGCTGTTGCGTCGAAGCTGGAAGGGCAGGAATCGTCGGAGTTGGCGCCTGCTGCATCGCCGAGGCCATGTCCCCACCGTCTGGATTCGGGTCCATGCTGGACGACGCCACCGTCCACGCGGTACTCCCTCCGGGCAGTCCGCGAGTCCAGACCTTGCCACTCTCGTCACGAACCACGTAGCCACCAGGAGTTCCACCGATCCGTAGCGGGGTCGTGTTCTTGTTGATGTTCCCCTGCGCGCTCATGTCCGTCGCCGGCGTCACCTCCTGCACACGGCCGTCGTCATAGCGCAGATAGACACTCCCGTCCTTGCGACGGTAGAGCTGCGGGTATCCGGGGTTCTTTTCCCCAAGCGGGGTATCTGCCGCATTCAGCGGTCCACTACCAGCCATTCAATCCTCTTACATCATTCCGGCAAAGCCGCCATTACCCGGACCGGACGGACTGCCCGGCCCCTGATCCACCATCGGCTGCGACGCCCCCTGGAAGGTCTCCGGACCACCGCCACCCTCTCCAGGAGCGCCCATGCCCCCACCAGGGCCACCCATCATCGCCATCTGCGCCTGCATCATCTGCGGGATGATGACGGTCGCGATATAGGCCATGTACGCGTCAATGTTTCCGCTCTGAAGCAACGCCTGCGGGAAGAGCACCAGCTCCAGCATCTTCGGGTTCGTCTGCGCATCCTCGGAGAGAATCTGCTTCCACATCAGCTGCGGATTCGGCACATTCATCTCTTCCATCGCGTGGCTTCGGCTCCAGATCTTCTCGCGCACCGCCATGCTCGCCACATTCACCATCGCCGTCATGTTCTGAAGTGCGATGCTGTGCAGCCGAACCTTCGGCCGCGATCCAATGGCGAGGATGATGTCCCGCGTCAGCGAGGGGGCCTTCTCTTGCTCCGCAGGAATGTTCACGTCCCGCATCCCGATGTCGAAGGCCGCCGGAATCTCCGATCCGGGGAAGCTCACTCCCATCATCTGCGCAAGCTGCCCGAGCGGCGGCGACTGCACCCCCGGATTCGTCGCCGCACTCGCTTCGTAGTGACGACGCTGCACCGGAATGGGGTAGGCCCCACCAATGTCATCCACGATCAGGTGACCAACGTCCCGGTACTGACGCGCGGCCATGTCGATGATCTCCGCAAGATGCAGCTCGATGTCCGTGATGACCGGCTGAATCCGATCCTTCGCCGCGGCAATCAGACTCTCAACCGCGAATCCCGAAACATTGCTGCCCTCGCTCGCACCGAACACCTGGTCCGGCAACATGCCCTTCACCCGCTGCTCGCGCAGGTTCGTCAGCACCGGCCCCATATCCGTGGACTTCGTGTTCGCCAGAAGCGGCGTCACCCGCTCGCCCGGTCGCCCCTTGTTCGAGGCACCACTCCGGAAGTCGATCTCCTGCGCCGGTCCCTCATAGGCCGATTCAATCCAGACTGGTGGCTCCAGACTCTGCTTCAGGCTCGTCATCGAGAGGGACATCACCGATTCCTCTTGCCTGATCACCGGCTTCATGTGATGGAAGAAGCTCAGCCCCTTGTGCACCATGTCCGCCTGTTCGCCAAACCCGGTGTGCCCCGCCAGAATCTCCCGAGCCGTGTACTCCTTCTTCCGGTCCGGCGTTCCCGCATTCCCCAGCTCACCCGTTCCCACCGTGTAGATGAACGGAACGTAGCCCAGTTCATGCGCCGTCACCGGCAGCACCGTCACGCCATCAAACTCAACATAACGATACCAGGGGTCCCAATACTCCTTCAGCGTGCCGATATGGTTGAGGTCCGCGTCGATCTCCCGCTTGGCGTAGTGCTTGCGAAAAGCCGCGTCGAGATTCCGATCGTCGGTATCGAACGTCTGGAGCACCCGATCGAGCGTCTCTTCATAGACACAGCTGACACGAACCAGACCGCGCTTGGTGCCAAACGTCGGGAAGACCGTCGCCGGATCATAGAGTCGGTAGTCCCACGGGAAGTCGGGATCGGCCGTATCCGGCAGAACGCGACTGACGATCCGGCCGTACACCAGGCGAGAGAAGGCCATATCCCACTTCAGGTCAGCATTGCCGCCGAACCGGTGGTACTGATTGATCGTCTCCTCGAAGAACTTGGCCCAGTCTTCCATGATCTGGGCATACTCCTCCTCTTCCTCCGTGCTCCATGCCCACTGCACCTGCGTCTCGATCGCATGGATCATGTTCGCCACCTTGTCCACCTGGATGGACGCCTCGGTGCTGGTGAAGAGCTCAATGTCTGTCGGGTCCAGGCTGTCGAAGATCGTCGAGTTCTCCTTGCGATAGAACCGCAAGTCGTCAAGGAACCGCTGCACCAGACGCTGGAACTTCATCTCGTCACTCGTGATCGCCGACTGGCACTGAGCAACGCTCGGCTTTCGGATGTTTGTGGGTGTCCCGTTGGCACCGAACTTGATCCACTTCGGGTAGATCGGCATCAGGTCATCCACCATCCCCATCACCAGTTCTTCAGGCGAGGGCGGGGGAGGGGGTGGGCCCATTGGTACACCAGTACCAGGAACCCCCGTCACCGGGTCGGGCACCCCCATCGGATCAGGCATCCCGCCCATCTGTCCCGGCGGCATCCCCGGCTGCGGCGGCACACCCATACCCCCGGCCGGCGGGAGCGGCGCCCCCTGCGGCGGGGTCGGCTGCTGTTCAGGCGGAATTACTCGGTCAACCATTGATTCTGTACTCGTTCAGGAGCGCGGCGGCGGCCGGCCATACCCGGAAGCCGCGGGGCAAGAAAAGATCGTCGGGCGCTGCTCGGTTCACCTCGCGGCTGCAATGCGCCTCCCGTGCTATGCACGATGTAGGCCGCCACATACTCCAGGGCCGTCGTGAAGTGGCTCGTCTGGTCGTGAACCGGACGCTGCACCTCATTCACTGGCTGGGAGCTGTTGCGGCGCTGCGGGAACTTGTTGTTCTGGATCGCCTCCAGCACGCGCAGTGCGCCAGGCGTATCCGCAAACTCGATGTCGGGGAGGATCTGCGAGAGCGCATCGCGCCGGTCCTTGTAGGTGTTCATGCTCGGCGGGTTCGGCAGAACCGTGATGCCGAAGTCGTTGTAGAGCTTGCTCCACGCAGACGTTCCGGACGTAATCTCCGTATTCGCCCCATGCCGGTCACCGACGAACAGGCCGCGCCACAGGCGGTACTCCATGATCCAGCGTGCAATACGCCGCGCTTCCATGTCGTATTCGTACCTGCCTGGCAGCTCTCCCTTCAGGAGGTTTCCATAAAACGCAATAGTCTGGTGGGAGTTCGAGTAGCCGTCCAGCACAATGAGCCGATTCGAGTTCCGCTCACGCTGAGTCCAGACAATGGCGAACTCGTCGTCATATCCATCATCAAGCCCCGTAATGACCAGCCCCTCCGTATCTCGGTAGGTAAAGCCGGCCGGGGTCTTCTTCCGCGCCTCCGGGTAGACCCAGCCACTCAGGCCTGCCCACGGATTCATCATCACCTCACGCTGGAACATGTCATGTCGCATCGTCCGACGCGTCTCTTCCAGCCAGGCCTGATCGCGACCAGGCACGCAATCCCACGGCATCTCGAAGATGATGGGCTGCGACCCTTCCCATCCGTTGATCCCGTGAACCATGTCCCAGAAGTCTGTACTCACCTCGATGTTGTGT